TCCATGCGAGCCCGTCGCCCCACGTGGCGTTCTCCACCTGCAGCCAGGTGTTGTAGAGGCTGGAAAGCGTGTTGCTTGAGCCGATCGTCATCCGGTACTTGCCCGGCGCACGCAGCACGTTGTATTCACCGAACGCCGCGCCGCGGCCGCAAAGCCCCACGGGCACGCGCTGCGCGAAGTTCCTGACGGCGAGGTGGTCGGACTTCTGAGTGGACGTCAGGCCAGGCTCGATGTCCCACCCCCAGCTGAGTGATGACGTGACGAACAGGCTCTCGAAGATGGAGTGGTTGAACCCGTCGGCTGCGATGCCGCCGTCCTTGTCGTCGTAGATCCACAGCAATCCCGTCGCCGGGAAGTTCGGGTCGACGTACGTCGCTTTGGCCTGGCTCATATTCGAGCCGTAGCTGGTACGGCAGTCTGCAGCGACGCCGTCGCCCTGCGGGCTCACCGCTGCACAAGCCGCGATGGAGCGCGATATCCACGCCCGGCCACGCGTCTGGCCATCGTACGTGCGGGTCACGCCGAGATTGTTGTTATCAAACTGCGTCGCCCAGCTGGCCCACGCGTTCGCCTGCAGTACCTCCAGATGGAAGCGCTCACAGGTCAGCAACCACGCCAGGTAGCCGGCGTTCGGGCTGTGCGCCACCTCCCACCTGTGTGTCGATCCGGTCACCACCATGTCGTGGTCACCATCGTGGTAGTGCATCGGGTAGTCTGAAAACCGCGGCATGCGGTAGGTTGTCTGGTCGCGCCAGAAGACCGAATAGACCCCGAAGGCCCTGTTGTGGTTGATGACCGATTGGTAGGCCCGCGAGTCGGAGCTCGTGCAGTACAGCGCGTCCCAGTGGGCGATCAATCCGATGTACGGCTGCGCGGCGGTGGCGCCCATGTCTGTCGGCCAGCTCATGCCGTTCATCGGCGAGTAGACGACGTTCAGCGCGTTCAGCGCGTTAGAGCTCGGCGTGGTGTACCCGTAGTTCGGCACGAGCTTCGTGGCGCGCAGGTACTGCACGTCGTGTGCCGGCGTTGCCTCTGCGAACGAGGCGCGCACGGCGTCGAATCTGTTGGCACCCGGCATTGACACCGGGCTGGAGAACATCTGCGTGCCGCCGATGGTGATCGTCGCGGTGCCGGACGTCGCCACGTAGGCCTGGGGCGCCGTGCCGTTCTCTACGGCGACGCGGATGCGGTAGTGCCCACTCGCCCAGAACTGGACGTAAAAGACCGCGCGCACTCCGGCGTTGTTCGGGAACGGGGCCACGTACTGGAACTGCGCGTACTGCGGTCCCGTGTGCTCGGCGATCTTCATCGCCGAGGTCCCCATCAGCGATGTCGCGCTCAGTGTCACGGTGCCGTAGCTGCCGTAGGAGACGCTCGCCACCGGCCCGGTGGTCGGGTTGGCCTGCGCGGCAGCGATGAGCTGTGCCTCGCTGAGCGCTGACCCACTGGCCGGCGTACCCAAGGTGACGTTGACCGTCTGCGGCGCGTTGGCGATGGCGATGGTTGCGAGGCCAGCGACTGCGGCCAGTTTCACCGAGCCGTCGTCCCAAAACGCGATCTTGGTCACCTGTCCCGCAGTTGCGGCGCCGGTCAGCGTCAGGTTGTCCGACGCTAGGACGTCACCCTTTCGGAAGGCGACACCAACCCAAAATGGCGTAGACCCGGTCGTCGAGCGCGTCAGCGTGAAGCTGGTGACGACTCCGACCCTGACCGGCGCGGTGCCGACTATGCCCGCCGCGTCGAATCCGGTCACGCTGAACGTCGTGCTCGCTGCCGCCACCCGCCGCGCCACCCTAAGGCCGGCCGGCCGGCCCACAATCGAATACGTACTGCCGTCCGCGGTGCGCGTTTGCCCCGGCCGGAGATCTGCGACCTGGCCTGCCGTGGCGTAGGCACCGGCGCCGGCCGTCAGGGTCTTGCGCGGTATGTGGCCAATACGCAGGCGACGTGGCATTCAGCGTGCTCCCCACAGCGCCCGGCTCAGGCGACAGCGCTCAGATGATGCATCGGCGCGGCACGCGGCCTCTGCCGCATCGCACATCTGCACGTCCAGTGCCTGCAGGTCGACAAATGCCCCGGTGGACACAGTCCCGAGCCTGCGCCCCAGGCGCCAAGGGATGCTTCGGACCTCCGGCGGCAACGGCTCGCTGTTGCGCACTACGCAGTAGCCCTTGGCCATGGCCGCTCTGCAGCTTGAGACGACGACCGATAGGTCATCTGGCGCCAGCGGCTCGGCACCAGCCCAACCCGCCGCCATGGTGGCGCACAGGACGGCGACCAGCGGCAGCTTGTTCATGCCGGCTGCACCACCAGGTCGAAGGCCCTGGCGTCGGTGTCGTGGGACCCAGAGCCCCACCCGCTCCACGAGTGGTGGTGCGACGCGATCTTGATAATCATGAAGTCGAAGGTCGAGTCCTGCCAGAAGGTGAGCCCCGACGACGCCGTGAGCTCGTCGAAAGTGTTCACGCGGGTGTACTGCGCCGCGCGCCCGATGCCGACCCAAGCCGGGTCGTAGCTGAAGTTCGGCCAGGAGCCGCTGACGCCCACCGCGGCCCATACCTGCGCGATGACGGCGCGGGACCAGTTGACGTCAAGGTAGAAGAAGTCGTCCTGCGTGTCGTTCACGCCGGCCTTCCGGCTGACGTTGTAGAGCCGGAAGCGCATCACGGTGCTCTGGGCGCCCCTGGCAGGCATGCGGAACCGCGTCATGCCAGCACGCGGACACGTGCCGTGCTGCATGGAGTTGAGAAAGCTCGAGTCCGTGCCGTCCGGGATATCCCATACAGCCCCGGAGACCACCACGCGGTCGGACGGGCGCAGCCGCGTGAATACCTTCTGGCCTGGCACCGTGGTGAACTCGAACGTTCCTGAGTCATCCGCGATGTGCCCGATGCCGTAGATGTGGTCCGGCGTGATGACCGTCATCTTCGTTGCCGGCGACTCGGCGGAGAACCCCGTGAGCCCGTACGTCGTGTACGGGTGGTTGTAGGTGATGTAACGCCTCGGCGTCCCGCACATGGCGCCGGTGAGGTCCCACAGCGCGCCGGCCAGCGTCCACCGCCGCCGCAGGTCGCCTGCATCCGTCGTGTCGCCGTCGTTGTTCAGGTCTACGTCGTATGGCGTGTACTGCGCGCCGGCCCACTGGTCGTAGTAGCCGGCCTGGATGTGCGGTGGTGGCGTGCGGTACAGCCTGTCGCTGTTCACCATGCGCCAGTTCTCATGGAACCCGGTCTGCATCTCGACCGGATCGGTGTACAGGTCCCACGTCTGCATGAACGAGCGGGACATGAGCTGGTAGTGCGGGCTCGACACGTGCGCGGCGTTCGCCGGTGTCGGCGTCGTGTGCGCGAACCCCACGGCCACGATGTTCCGGAAGAACAGCCCAGAGTGGTAACTGGCCACGCCGTTGTCGACGTTGCTGACGGTCGCCGGCGGCGTTGTGACGTTGAGCGACTCGCAGACCAGGGTGCCCGGGTTCAGGTCGTTGTTGAACCCCTCCTGCGTGGCGCCGAACAGGTGCACACCAGGCAGGTCGGCCGTCAGCCAGTTGCGGTACTTCGGATTCACGACGCGGTTGTGGTACCCGCCGACGGAGCCCTTCCACAGAATGAACTGGTCGAACACACCGTTGGTGCTCGTCCCGTCGCGATGCGGCGGCGACTTGAAGTGCGGGCCGTTGCCGTCCTGCCGCGTCGTCGGAATGCTATTGGCCTGCGAGGAGGGCGAGCTGCCGATGCCGGTCGCGCCGCGCTCGTTGATGGCCGCGAACTCCAGCGTCAGCTGCTGCCCGCCATTGGAATGGCACACGTTGCGCGAGACCATCGGCAGCCCGGATCCATCGAGCAGAGGCGGCGTGAAGAACGGTATCAGCGGCACGTTGGCCGAAGCGCCGAAGCACCCACCGGTCATCAGCGTGTGGGACAGGCTGCCGGTGCTGCCGACGGTCATGAGGGCCAGCGACGGGCCGGCCGGCGTCGTCGACAGCTCAAAATCGTTCGCCGTCGGGTTGCGCACCCAGTACGCCTGCCCACTGGTGAGCCCGGCCGGCGGCGTGGCGGTGGACCGGCAGCTGTAGATCAACGTCTGCCCGTCAGAGAACCCATGGTTCGTCCAGAGCACCTTCCCTGGCGAACCGATCTGGAACAGTGCGGCGCCGCCCAGGCCGACGCACCACTTCTTGCTGTACTGCAGGGCCTCCCACATGCCGCGACCACGGTTGCCGAAGCAGCGGTTGTCGCGCAGCTCGTTCTCCATGTTGGTGACCCACGCCCCCGACGCGCCGGACTCCATGCCGGAGATGATCGCGTCGTGCAGCTTGAGAGCCCACCAGCGGAATACCGTGAGGCCTGAGCCTGCACTCGTGGATGCCAGCGCCGCGCCACCCGGGATATCGCTCAGCTGGAACGTATTCGCGGTCGCATTGACCACCCAGAACACCGTGGGCGAGGACGACGAACCAGCGGACGGGAAACCTGTCGGGTATGAGCCCCCCAGCCGCAGCGCACGCCCGTTCTGGAATCCATGCGCAGTGCGAGTGAACGTGGCCGGCGTGCCCGGCGTACAGGTCACGCTGACGGCCGCGTCAGTGTTGGGGTTCTCCGCCGCGCTCAGCCAGTTGCCAACGACCGTGTTCAGGCGCTCCGACCCGTCCTCAAAGAACAGGTTGTGCCCGCGGGTGTCGTGGCTGACGCAGTTGAGCACCTTGAAACCGACACTGCCGTGAAGCGTGATCCCCCGGTTCCAGCTCTGCCAGACGACACAGTCTTCGACGCGGTTGTCGGTATGGACCGCACCCAGAAATTGCCCCGTGGACGCCCACGACTGCATGTGGGTGTGGAACGGGTACCGACCCAGGCGCCCGCCCTGCCCACACCGGTGGATCAGGACGCCGTCGAGCTCGGTGATGGCGCCTGAGCCCATTGCCATCACGTGCACACCGAACCTGTCCTGCTGGAAGGCGGTGTCGTTCGGCGCACGGATGATCGCCCGGCGGTCCAGCAGGGCTACTTCCGCTCGCTCGTCCAGCGTGGTCGGCATGCTGGTGTTCGCCGGGAACTCTGCGCCGCTCGCACTCGTCCAGCGCGTGTAGGTCCCCGGCGTCAAGCTCATGCCCGCGTCGGTGATGTACTGCAGCTGCCCCCAGCGCGCCGTGACAAGCCCCGCGGAGGTCTGGATCGCCGTGCCGTTGGCTGCCGCAGCCAACGTGTGTACCTCGGACTGCGAGTTGGCGTAGTAGTCCGTGGGCCCGATCAGGACATTCGAACCCGCTGGCCAGTTGGTTGAGTCCTCGGTCGTATGTGAGGTCGCACCAGCTGCCGAATTCGCGTTCAGGAACGTACGCAAGACCGAAGCCTTGGCCACGTTGATCCTGACCTCGCCGTTGATGTTCAGGAACCCACGCGACGCGCCGTCGTAGCCCAGGTATGCGTCGTTCGGGTTGCCTGTCGGCACATCCGCCGCCCGGTGCGACGGGCCGACGATCGAATTCACGACCGGCTGGCCGTCCAACTCGATGATCAGCGTGCCGGTGTATGGCGCGGCCCTCGTGCCGAAGATGAACTTCCCGCCGTCGACGACGATGCCCTTCGCCCTCAGCGTGAGGCTGGGCTTGGTCATGTCGACCTTCAGCGTCGCCCCAGCCGGGATGACGATCAGCCCGAGGTTGGCCGTGTCCGTGTCGAGGATGTAGGACGCCCCGGACGGAATGGTGACGTTCTCACCATCCCCGGGAGGCGGCCCTCCCCACGTAGCGCTGGACGACCATGGCGAACCCTGCACCAGCGTGGCGGCAATGCCGGTAACGTTGTAGGCGCCGGTTGCAGCTGAGATCGTCCGGCCGCGCCGCTCTGCTGCCGCCTGGCCCGCGATGCCGTACGTTCCACCAGCTGCCAACATGAGGCGCCCGGGGCGCAGCGCCGCCGCTTGGCCGGAAACATTGAGGGTCCCCGACGCTGCCGAGAGCGTTCGTGTCGAAACACCAGTCCGCAGAGTTGCGTCCCGCCCCGCCAGGACGTAGAGGCCGCTCGCCGCGAATATGCGACGGCCTGCGTGCCCAATGCGGAGACGGCGGGGCATGAGGTACTGCTGCGGCCGGGCGCCTTACGACATCTGGAAGATGCCGTTGGCAGCGTCGAAGTCGACCGTGAACGTCTCCGTGTCGGCCAGCGTGATGCTGGAGCCGTAGTCCCACCATGCGATCAGCGGCTTGGCCGGAGACGAGAGGGTGTCGTCGTACAGCACCGCGTAGCGGAAGGGACCGATCGAACCGCCCGTGGCGGTGAACACGACGTCGGTGCCGGTGACCTTCGACACACCAGACGAACGCGAATGCGTGATCGTGGTGGCCGTGCCGCCGGCGGTGTAGCCGTTGCCCGCCGAAATCTCGGTGAGGTCGCCCTTCAGCGAGTTCGTCGCCACCGGGGCGACGTTGGTGAGCATGACCTTGAAGGTGTCGGCGTCCCAGTCGATCTTGCTGATGAGCTGGTTCTCGACGAACGCATTGAACTTGTTGTACGCAGCCAAAGCGGCTCCTTTCGGGAATGAAAAAAGCCGCCCGAGGGCGGCTTTGGGAAGTTGTGGCGCCTACGCGCCGGATGGAATTCAGCCCTGCGCTTCGCTCTTCGCTGCAGGCTGGCGGCCGCGGCGCTTCGGGGCGTCGACGTCCTCAGACGCCTTCACCGCGACTTCGCCGTTCAGCGGCTCGTGGACCGCTGGGTCAAAGTCCTCGGCATTGATCAGGACGAAGTCGCCCTGCCCAATCCCCCAGGGTTTGACCTTCATCGTTTCCATACAGGTGCTCCATTAGGGGCCGGCGGCGTGGATAGCCGCCGGCCGTGGGCTTACGCGCCGATCAGCAGGCCGATGTGGCGGGTGGCGACAGCCTTGACACCCCATGCCAGGTTCACTTCGTAGCGCACCTGGCGCTTTTGCTTGTAGACGCAGAACTCGTAGCTGATGCCTGAAACCGGGTCGGTGACCATCATCACGTCATCCGCTGCGTCACCTTCTTCCGGCATGGCCGGAGCGCGTGTGGCGAGCTGGATCGCCGAACGGTGGAAGAACATGTTGCGAGTCGTTGCCGCCACGACCGTAATCGCAACCGCAGACGCCGGCAGCGCTTGCCGCAGCCCAGGTTCGGCCAACACAACGGTGCCACCATTGGAGACGTCGGTATCGCCGGTGACCACGAGGTACTTGTTCGTGTCATTGGCGAACGTGATGATGTCCCCGGCGATGATCGTTCCCGTACCGGCGGACGCCAGAGTGATCGTCGTTGCGCCGACCGCATAACCGGCAGTGTTCGTCGTCGCCGAAGCGCCGGTGCCGACAGTCACAGCGGTCTTAACCTGAGCGGAGTTGTGGATGTCGAACCCTTCCACCTGGCCCACGATGCCGCGGCGCAGCATCTCGTCGGTGCCGGCTTCGTTCGCCTTGAACAGCACGCTCTGCTTCCCGCGGATATTGGAGATGGCAGCCGAGCCGAGCACCATCTGGCGGTCGCTCAGCGGAGCACCGTTGTCGTCAAGGATCTTCAGGGAGTTCGAGAAGTCCGTGAAGTCAGCCGCGGTGCCGAACGGGGTCGCGTTGTAGGTGCCGTATGCGCGCGACGCGTAAATGTGCAGGGCCGCCAGGTCGGCCTCAACTTCGTTCGTCAGCGTGCGAAGCGCCTGCGCGATGCGATCCCGATTCACGACGCCGAGCGTGCCGGCGGTGCGCAGCCCCAGCGATTCCTCGCCGGTGATGCCAAACGGCACCGAGCGCGCTTTCGTGATCTTCATCTCGACGTTGCCGATCGTTTGGTTCGGCGTATCCGCAGCGTATGCGGCAGGCGTCAGATCCTCGGCGGTCATCGCGCCGACCACCGGGGACATGACGCTCTGGTTGACGGCAGCACGCTCAGCGCTCGAATCACGCGAAACGGCGGGGATGAACCCCACCAGTTCGCGCGACACAACGTCCATCGCGTTGTAGATGGTGGGGATGAGAGAGGTAAGAGTCAGAGTGCCCATGAGTCGAGCCTTTCGGGAAATAAAAAAGCCCGCTCATGGCGGGCCCGGGGGTGTCGATAGGTGAAGGGATCAGTCGACGATCACGACGTTCTTGTCGCGTGCTGTGGCAGCCTGATCCGCAGGGGACATCGCTTGGAACTGCGCGCGGGGGACTGTCTTCTTGCCGCCCGCGCCGTTGCCGCTTCCGCCAGCACCACCACCGGTCGCCCCAGAGCCCTTGAGGATTGCTGCCCTGTGCGGGTAGCTGTCCACGAGAATCTCGATCGCCTCATCGAAGTCGATGTTCGGGTCACCAGGGCGAGCACGCGAGAAGATGCGATTGCCGGAGTTGTCGTAGGCGGCGACCTTGCCGTCCTCGACCTTGAAGTTGCGACCGAACGCGGCCTGCACCATGTCGGCGGGGATTGCAACCTTGTCTGCGATGAACTTGGAGCGAGCGAAGCTGCCGCCGATCAGCTCGCTGTGGAGCTGCTGCTCGAGCTTTTGGTTTCGCTCTTTCTCGGCGGTGAGCTGCTGCGCATGCGTGGTCTCCGCGGCCTTCAGTCGGTCCTCATAGGCCTTGACCGCGGCGGCCCGAACTTCTTCGACTTTGCCGGCATCCACCAGCTTCTTGTCGTCGATGTTCTTGACCGTCTCAAGCGCCCTACGCGCGGCTTCTGCGTCAAGGCCTTCGAAGGCCTTGACCTTCGCCTCTGCCGCTTCCTTTGCCTCGCGGTGTCCTTTGGCCTCGGCGTTGAGCGCGCTGATGCGCGCCACCGTGCCAACAGCATCGAACGGGATTTCTTTCCCGTCGTCGTGGATGTAGACGGGCTTGCCGTCCACCACTACCGCATGCCCTTGTTCGTTCGTCTTCAGTTTCACGTTGCCATTTCCTTCGGGCATCCGCCCTTGGTTCCGTGCGGCATCCGCCGCGGTGCGCCGGCCTGCATCCGCGAGGCGGGCATGAAAAAGCCGCCTCTGGGTATGCCCATGGCGGCTTGGAAGTGAAGAAGCCCGCGCGGTTGCTGGCTTCAGGTGTTCATGTCCGGCAGCTATTCGTGGGCCGCTGCCGGCCGGGATTGCAGTCTCCGCGGGTCAGTTACTGCACCGCGCGGTGGTGAGGCGCACCGGATTGAGGCCCTAGATTTTCGTCAGGCGACGACCATGCGCTCGCCGCGGCCCAGACAACCGACGCAGAGCCACTGTCTCGTGCCGCCGCGCGGCTTGCCGCCGACCAGAGCGACACCGATCCTGGTCTCCATGACCTCGCGGCCGGCGCAGCGCGGGCACTGCAGGATGGCAGCAGGCTTGGGCATGGCGCGCATGCGCTTGCGTACGCGCTCGGCCGGCGTATCAGGCGCGGGGGTGCCGGGAATGACGTGCAAGGGCGGCATTTGGCGTGGGCGGATTCTTCTTTGCCTACGCCTCGTCAGGAAAGTGCTTCAGCGCGAATGTGCAGGCATCGACCATCATCTGGATCTCGCGCCGGCCGGTGATGTGCACCCGCAGCGTGTCCAGCTGGTTGCCGATCTCGACCTTGAGGGCGGCTGCCGTGCCATCTACCCCGCCGCCGTAGGCGGTCAGCTGCACTGGCAGTGTGTCATCGGCGGCTACGGCAAGCTGCGCGGGCGCTTCTTGGCCAGACACGCAAGCGATCACGACCTGCGGCCCAAGCCGCAGTACCAGTTCTTGGCTCATTGTTTTCCCGGCTTGCCGCGCTTGGCAATGTGCTCCTGGAGTTCCACCTCAACCGCCTGACGGTCGGCATTTGGGTGTAGCTCCATGTAGTGCTCGATGGCCGCCTCAGCGTCGTAGTCATCCACAAACCGCATGCCAGAGGCATACAGCTCGACGATGCTGTACGTCGCCAGGTTGGCGTCCTTCTCGCTCACGTTCACTCGATCTCCAGGTCGATCACGCGCATCTCGCGCCCGTTCACCGTCTTGACCGACTTCCCGACCACACGGTACTTCTGCCCAGGCGGCAACAGCACTTCCTTCTCGGTGTCGTGCTGTGACACCGGGGCAATGTAAGCGCCGCCTCTGGGCTTGGCAATTCTCAGCAGTACGTCACCCTTCATCGCCCACTGCGCCGCCATGTTGGCCGACGCACTGAACGACTGCAGCTGGTTCCCGATGTCCATCGGCTCGCCCACGGTGGCCTTGTCCCACCACTTGTCGGCATTGGCCTTTCGCGTCGTCGGCGACCGCCACACCTCGTCATGGTACGGCTTCATCCCGGGCAGGGCCGATGCCGTCAGGGCCGTGAACTGGCGATCTTCCAGCGTGCCGCCGGACTCACGCATTCGTCGGTTGACCTCCGCGTACCCGGACCCTGTGTAGTAGCGCACCGCCGCCAGGGATTCCTCTGTCGATCGGTACTCCTGCTCCGCCTTGACCTTGGATACCAGCGCCATGTGATCTGACAGCCGGTCGCCTTCGGCGGCGTAGAGGCGGTCGAGCAGTTCCCTCTGGTCGGGCTTGGACGCCAGGAAGCGGGCGATCTCATCTTGCGGCTGGCCGCGTGGCGCTCGCATCGGATTGTCCAGCCCGGCGCGCTCGAAGGCCTTGGCGTCTCTCTCCCGCAGTTCGTCCAGCGAAAGCCACTTGCCGCGGTCGTTGGCGAAACGATCCAGCGGCAGCTTTCCCTGCCTGAACAGCGCGCCACGCTCGGGCCCGAGGATCTCGTCCTGCCTGGCTGTGGACTGGTTCTTCAGCCACTCGCCGTACGTGGTGTCTGCCGGGACCTGGCCATCCATGCTGGCGCGGGTCGCCGGTGAGAACTCCTCAATGTCCAGCCCCAGCTCTCGCCAGGACTTCGTAACTGGCGTGGCCACCGACCGGCAGCACCAGTGGAACGCCCCGGGCCCGCCGCCCCATGGCAGCTTGTGCCCGATCGGCTTGTGTGTCTCTGCGTCGTAGCGCTTGCCGTCACGCAGCCGACACGGCTCGCTGGTCCTGGCGTCAAGGGTAGACGTCCAGACCACGGCCGATATCAGGTCGCTGTTCGCCTCGTAGAACTTGTTTCGGGCGAAGTTCGCCGTGTGGCTGATGGCTGTGCGCACCACCGCTTCGACATGCCGGCGATCTGTCTCCAGGAAGCCGTCGGCGTAGCTTTTCGCCCGCGTGCCACGAATGCGCTGGACGATCTGCGGAATCGTCTGGTTCTCGACGTAGCCGATGCGGATCGCGTCGCGAATACGCGCCATCCGCCCTGTCTCAAGGCTGGCCGCCCATTCCTTGAGCAGCCGCCCCTGGAACGGCCGGGACATCGCGGCGGCATAAACCTGGTCGATGCTGACCGTATCGACCCCGACAGCGAGCACCACCTGCGGCGGGATCACCGAGCGGAACAGTTGCAGCTGGTAGCCGGCCTCGTACTCGACGAGGTCGTGCAACTCGCCTTCCAACTCCTTGTGCAGCACGGCGTACGCCTGGGCGTTCAAGCTGCGTACCGATGCCAACAGCGATTCAAGCCGTTCGACGGTGAATGCGGATGCGGACATGCGCTCGAGCGCCGCGGCGATCTGCGCCGCTAGGTCAGCGTCGGTGCGGTTCAGCAGAGCAATGAGCTTGCGAACGACGCCGTTGGCGTACTGATGCAGGTCGACCTGGTGGCCGACATCAGCCTCGGCCAGCTGCTCGTTGACGGAACCGGCCATCAGGCCCCGCCGCTACCACCAGCCGCCGGATCCTCCATCGCGCCCAGCTTCGGCCCTTCACTCTCGATCTCCGACTTCTCTTCGTCGAAGTCCACGCCTTGGCGTGCCACCTCGCCGCGCAATAGGTTGTCGTGCAAGGTACGGTGCGAAATCGCACCCGCCTGCCACGCAGCAACCAGCGCCGTCACTTCCTGGGCGCTCAGGCCGGTCGGCAGATAGTCGGTGTTCAGCTCGACTTTCGCCTCAGCCTGCACCCCAGCCCACTGGAGACACCAGTTCAGCGCCTTGCTGATCGCTGCACTGGCTGCATTGGCCAGCGACCCGAGCACGCTGTTTTCGCCTGCCCGGTGGATCGCTGCCGTCTCAGCCGCCTCTGCGGCGCGCTTCTCGGCGGCGAGCATGCGCGCGCCGAGGGCAGCCATCATGGCTTCCTTCTCGTCCAGCCGCTTGGACAGCTGGGTGAGCCCGGTGCCCTGGAACTCCAGGAAGGTGGCCCTCGCGTCCGGATTCGGGAACCCCTTGACGGTCGTGCTGCCCAGCGCAAACGTCTCGCCATCAGAGAACTGGTGGCCGGTGACGATGGGCGTTGGCAACCCGGTGAAGTGGAGCCCGTGCTCGTAGTCCGCGGTCGTGCGGTAGTGCGAGATGTTGACGTCCGCCAGGTCAAGGATCGGCGGCTTCTGGACGCACGCATCGACGCCCATGGGGCCGCAGATGAGCAGGGGGATGAAGTCCATCGGCTTGCCGCCCATGAGCGGCGTGACCGGGTAACCATCCACCAGGATGAACTCGTCCTGCTTATTCGGGTTCTTGCGCCAGAGCTCTTGGGTGTAGACGCCATCCGCCAAGCGCAGCACACGCCATGTGTCGGCCATCTTGACCGTGTAATCGTCATCCCGCTCTTCGGCCTGCTCCTTGAGCACGGCCAGTGTGAGCATGTTGCGATTGCCCACGCGCTGCACGCGCCAGTTGATGATGGACTCGGCGCAGTAGGTCTTGATGTAGGGCCGGCCGCCGGCCGCTTTCTCTTCGGCCTGGGTGCGTGCAGTCTGCAGCGGCGGGTAGTCCACCAGCAGGCCCAGGCGACCGACCGTGAGCAGCTCGTCCACGACCTTCTCGGAGAAGGCCAGCAGCGGCGTACCGCAGGTATCGATGTCCTCGCGCAGGTAGTCCAGCGCGTCCGGGATTTCGACGGCAGGCTCGCGGCGGAACACCAGTCCGGTCAGCCCGTCCACCGTGCGGCCCGTGGCGTTGTAGTACAGCGCCCGGCACTTGTATCCGTCGTATTCCGTGTCCGTCTGCTCTGCCAGCTTCGGTAGGTACCGCGCGCCCTTGGCGTGCACGGCATCCTGGCCGGCGGCCGCGTCACGGGCGCGTTCCCAGCGCGCCAAGGCGGCAGAGAAGTCTGCGTGTTGCGAGTCAACCGGCATGCGTCAATGTCCTGTGGTTCTGGCCGACGTCATGCGCGGCGTGATGGGCCAGCGGTTGACCAGGAAGTACCCCGCAGCGTCTGGCGCATGGTCATGCCCGGTGCTCTTGTCGGGCTCGCCGTTCGTGTCGTACGCCTGTTGCTCGAGCGATTCGGTAAGCACTGGGCACGCGTCGGTGTTCACCTTCCACCGCCGCTGCCCGGCGTCATTGAGCAGCAGGGCATTCACGGCGTTGACGCGGTCCTTGACCGCCGGGTTGGCCGGGTTCGTCCGTACGGTGAAGCCGGCCTGCCGCAGGATGCTCAGGTCCGACTCGCTCGCGTTCTTGGTGCTCGTGTTCCCGCCGCTGGCGTCTGGATAGACCGCCACCGCGTGGCCCTTGTCGACGAATCGCTCCTTGAGCATCCGCGCCATCTGGGGGGTATCGCGCACCTTGGCGAGCTCGGCCAGCGTCAACGGCTTGTCGTCCCGGATGACGCTGACCATCGCGTGCATGTTCAGCACGTTGAAGTCCATGCCGACGTGCAGCGGCTCGTGGGGCTTGATCTGCTCGCCGGTGTGGTTGAGCACCCGGTCGAAGTTCGGATAGACGCTGCCGCTGGCCAGGTTGACGAACTGACCGCGGATGTACGCCTCGATCAGCTGCGGCGGGTAGGTCAGCCGCAGCGACGGGATGTAGTCATCCGGCAGGTTCTTGGCGTTGTCGTAGGTGCTCGCCTGCACCATCCCGTACAGCTGCGCCAGCTCCGGCTTTTCCCGGACCGCCTTGACGAACTGCTGGTAGACGAACTTGAAGCCCTCTGGAGTCGTGGTGACGTCGATGCCGTTCAGCAGGCCGTCCACCTTGTAGCGCATGCGGGCGATGATCTTGCGCCAGGCGGTGGCCGCCTTCAGCGCCTTCATCACGTCCAGTTCGTCGATCAGCGCCTTGCCGATCTTGAAGCCGACGATGTCGCCCGGCTTCTCCATCGAGCGGCACAGGATCGTGCCGCGGTACTGCCTGCCCGCGTAAAGGTGGACTTCCTTGTTCGTCTCGTGGATGTCGGTGCGCAGTCCCCAGTCGTGCGCGACCTCCTCGATGGTCGGGTAGAAGATGTCCCGGATCTGCGCGTACGTCGGCGCGAAGTAGCCGGAGGTGATCTTCGGCCACTCCCATGCGTGCTGGCACAGCCCCGCACTGCCCACGAACGTCTTCCCGCTACCGAACCCGGCGACGAACGCGCGGTACTTCCGGTCGAGCGAGAGGAACTTAGCCTGTGGCCTGTTGAGCTTCGGGCTCGGGCCGGCTTGCATCTTCTACCTGGACGACGACCCTCACCGGCTTCGGCTCGTCGTCTTGCGCGTCCCGCACCGCTTCCTTGTTCGCTGACAGCAGGTTCAGGCCGATCGTGCTCGCCTCGTTCGCGAGCTTGGTCAGCGCAGCAACGCCCCTCAGGGCCTCGATGCTGTCAGCGTCCAGCGGCTTCGCGTCGTCGATCTTCTGGACGTTGGCATGCGCGATGGCCGTCAGGCGGTGCGCCGTAGCCGCGCCGTAGTTGCCAGCGCTGGCCAAGTGCCCCGAGATCGACCTGAGGTGATCTGCGAGGTTAAAAACCGCGATTTGCGCGGAAATTGGCAGCGCCTTTAGCGCCGATTCCGCAGCAACTACTTGATGTGCAACGCTTTTTATTTCCGCGTGTTGAGCGGAAAAGCGCTCTCTGATCGTGGACTCGGCGATGCCGAATTCCTTGGCCAGGGCCCTGCCCTTCTCACCGGCGAGCAACCGGCGGCCGATCTCTTCCCACTGTTTCTCAGTGAGCTTTGACTTTCGACCCATTGGGTCCCTCCCGCATCCACGGGAATGCCTTTTCCCGCCATCCAGCGGGGTACTCGGGGGTGACTTCGCCTGCGCGCCGCATCCGCGGCTTGTGCGCTGGCTCTGTCGTGAGGTAGCGGCGCCCACTGCAACGGCCAGAGGGAGAGTCCGGCCGGGCCACCTTGCGTCACCGCTTGCCAGTCTTCGTACCTGGGGGCTAGGGGCCAGGGTTTAGGACGCGGCAGTGCTGGCTGTTCCGCGGGCCGTACGACAGCGGAGCGGCGACCTGACGGCGCGTCCCTGGCTGGCGTCTGTAGGCCTGATGGGGGCGGCCCCGGCGGCGGATTGGCCGCCCGTGTTGGGCGCCCTCCGGCGCCTGGACCACTGAGTAGGTGAGCGGGCCGGGCACTCTCCGGCTGACCGTCCGCAGAGGCCCAATGTGGGGCTTGCGTGTCGCGGTCTCCGCCGCGCCGCCGCTCAGAAACGACGAAGCCCGCTTCAACGGCGGGCTTCAAAGTGACACCAACCCCCTCAACGGGCCGCCAGACTTGCTGGCTTGAGCGGCACGGCCGCTGGTCGGCGTCGCACCGGCGGGGACGCGCCTGGCCGGGCTGTTGCGGAATTATGCATCAGCCACTCGCGTGCGCAAGAAATTGCGCATGGACCGCTCCACTCGCGCCGTCTTGTCCGACATCTCGAACAACAGGCTGCCGGCGAACTGCCGCTCGTCAGTGTTCCTCCCGATGGCGTCGCGCCTCTTGCCGCTGCCCTTGCAGGGTCGGCAGATCACCTGCTTTTCCCCGCGGTGCGACCCGCCAGTGAACCCACGGCCGTTGCAGTGCCCGCAGTTGGGGTCGAGATAGACATCCAGCACACGGCCGGCCAGGGCGAGCACGTCGGCGTCCTTGATCTGGTACTTGCACACCTGGGCGTGCAGCAATGCGAACCGGCCGAGGGCCTGTTTGGCCGGCGCGAGGCTCCGCAGGTTCATCAGCACCATGGCGCGCCCGGTGACCATCTCGCGGGCGATCTCCTGCGACAGGCGCTCCACTTCGGCGCGAAGCACGGCGTATCGCGTCGGTCCATGGGCCATCGCCTTCTGCTCGCGGTCGCGCTGTTCGACGTGCTTCTTGTGCAGCAGCTGCAGCCGCCCGACCTCGGCTTCGTACAGTGCCTTCTCGCCCTTCGCCGAGTCGTACTCGGAGACGAGCCTGTAGAGCAACGTGCCCAATGTGTCGCCTACCCATCCGGCAGCGATGAGGACATCGACATCACCCGTCCGAAGCTCATTGACCTCTAGGTGGCTTGACCGCGTTGCGCGCGCGTAGCGCTCCGCGATGGTCGGGCGATCTTCCATGCTTGTCATGAACACCGTTGCTCCTTGCTGCTTAGAATCGCATTCGCCGACCAAGCGAAATTGATCTTCCAAACGCCCCGACCAGCCCCCGCTCGTTGGGGCGTTTTTTCATCTGCGGCTCGGTTGACCGTCGACGACGCGGCCATGCACCCAACCATTGGCGTCGGCTGTCATAGCTCGATGATTTCCGGGCTGTTTCCCTTGGCACGCTGCAGTGCGTCGACGCGGCGCTGTGTCTCTGCCTGCGCCATGGCCATCTCGCGAGCGGTGAATCCGTCAAGACACTGCCCGTAGATGTCGACGACGCGGCGCAGCGCCTGGAGGCCCGGGCCGTCGAGCCGAGCGCCCTGGCCAGCTTTGAACCGGCGGGAGGCGTGCACCATCCCTTCGATGGCCGCATTGATGTCCGGCATCACCTCGGATGGCACCAGCTTGCCCATGCCCAGCGCCAGCGTTTCCACGGTGTTGATGGCGTCGGACAACGATCTCCACTCGTCGACACCGGGGTGCCGGCCGTTCGCCATGGCATCCAGCGCCGTGAGGAAGTTCAGCATCACCCTGGCCTTGTCCGCTGCTGTGCCCGGCTGTAGCAACGTCAGCGGGTTTGTGATCACCGCTCGTGGGCGGTACTTCGAGCGCTTTCTCATCGCCTCCCCTTCCTTGCCCTCGCGATAGCCGCCAGCGGGCGGGCCTTGTGGAACCCGAACAGGGAGCCCAGCGCCAGCGCTCCGTCCAGGTCGTACTCCGCTTTCGAGATGGTGAAGACGCAGCACCAGTCGGGCTTGGCGATCGCCAGCAGTACGGCGCCCTCGTGCGCCTGGCTGTCGGTCGCAAAAGCCACCTCCATCCCCGGCTGGAGCATGGCCACGGCCTTGTCGCGTAGGGCGCGGGCTGGGGATGGGGCCGCCGTCATGCACGCTTCCTTTGGAGCCGACGCGCCTTCCTTGCGAAGACGCGCTTGAGCCGCTTGAGGTACTCGACGTCATGCCGCACCAGTTGGTTCTGTGCCTCAATCCACTCGACACGATCGGCACCGATGCGCTCGATCAGGCGCGGCCTGTAGCCAGCGAGGTTTCCGCTCAGGTGGTTGTTGCAGATGGAGCACGCCTTGTGGATGTTCCAGAGATGAAACCTCACGGCCGAAGCGGCGCCCACGCTCCTGTAGTGCGATGCGTGCCACTGGCCACCCCATGTCGACGGACGGTCACATGACACGCAGCCAAGGTGCAGATCACGCACCCTGACATACGCATTCACGGCGGCCTGCGCTTCGTCCATCCACTTCGAACGCGGCTTGAGGCGCTCGCGCTGTGCCTTGTCGAGCTTGCGCTGTTCTGCTTCCCTCACCAGCTTTGCCAGATCCAACGCGCAGACGGGGCTGCATGCGTGCTGCATCGGGCGGGCTGGCGTGAATTGGACCTTGCAGGCCTTGCAGCGCCTGGGGCGCAGCACCGCCACGGTGGCGCGGGCCTTGCCATCGCTGACCCGAAGTGACGCGCTGCGCATCGGCGTCTTGCGTTGCAGGGGCGTGCGCTTCATGCCGGTACCGCCTCCCGCTCGAGCGCCGGCGCGGCGGCTTTGCGCGCCTTGCGCTTCCACCGCACCGCCTCGCGCTCCTGCTGGTCGAACTCAAAGACGACCCCGGCGTCGATGGCGTCGGCGATCACCTTGTCGATGAGCTCGCTGTACTGCTTGACGCTCAAGTCCTCCGTGCTTATGCGCACGGCGTGTGGCCGCGCCCGCTTCTCGCCGGGGGCCTTGTAGTGCTCCCACCGAATGCCGTTCGTGCCGAGGAACGTCTTCCGGTAGTGCTCCTTGATCGCGACGTACAGGAACGGCCGGCCGGTGTCCGGGTCGCGCATCTGCTCGTGGATCTGCTTGAGCACTACCCCGTGGTAGAACCGGCGCTGCTTGACCGTCATCGGGTCCAGGTCAGGGCCGATCACGATGCGGAGCTGGCGCGTGTGCACCTCGCCCGTCTCGTTGTCGATCCACTCGATGTCGTCGGGGGCGTGGCAGCGGGTCTTGGCGAACTCGAACGCCCTCACCATCGCCTCGCGCATCGCCGCCGGCGTCGCCACCGTGTAGAGGACAAGATCGCTGTCGTGCACGGGGATGAGCATGCGGTCGGCAGCCATTACAACCATCCCTGCTTCGCGGCCCACACAGCAGCCTCGACGCGCGTGTTGGTGTCCAGCCGACGGAAGATGCGTTTGAGGTGGTCACCAACCGTGGTTTCCGCGATGTTCAGAAGCCGCGCGATTTCTGCATTCGTGCAGCCCTTGCCCACGAAGATCAACACGTCTTGCTCGCGCTTCGAGAGAGGCGTCCCTGGCTTGATGTGTTTGTAGTCGCTCATTCGGCCGCACCCTTCTTGATGGCACAGCACTGGCCCACCCACTGCATGACCCCCTGCACTCGCTGCTTGCGCCGGCCGTAGTTGCGGATCGGCTGCCCGCACTTGGCGCACCTGAACGTGTAGGACAGGCCGGGGCCGGCGTACCGGAAACCACCTTCGGGGCGAGGCTTGATGTCGTCGCTGCTGCTCATGCGGCCTCACGCGAGATCGGACTGAACCACTGAGCCGGGACCGCCCGGCCATTTCGGACCTCGGTGCGGTGCTCCACCTGCCTGGGCTCGCCAGACAGCAGCGCCAGCCCGCGCTGGTCCAGGAACATCCCGCAGCCTTCCGGCCCAATGCAGCTGCTGGCGTCCACCTCTTCGTGGAAGCCGTCGGCCACGTGGCGCGCGCAGTGCGCGGCTTGCTGGCACGGACGCGACGGCTCGCAGCGGGCCATCCACACGGGCAGGGCTGACCTCATGCATGCACCTCGCGCTCGGGCTGCCGGCTCTCGACGTACTGGCTCACCAGCTCGGCCGTCTCGGCTTTGCGCTCCTCGGTGAAGGCCCGTGCCAAGGCGTCCTCGCTCGGCTCATCCTTTCGGGCCTTGAGCCGCTCGCTCAGCTGGCGCAGCCTTTCGCGCGCCTGCAGCTCGGTGAGCGATGCGCCCTGAGCGGGCTGCTCGTAGGCCAGCCGCAGCACGTCAACCTCTGGCGCCGGCAGGGCCTGCAGCTCGCTCGCCGGCAGGCGCCCGGCCGTGACGGCTGCGCTGATGGCCAGCTCCCGCCGCTGTGGGTCGAACCCGAGCGACGCCGACCATGTCACCGGCGTGCGCTGCTGGCGCGCCGCTTCCACCAGCCGGGCGTATGCCTCCCGGAACGCCATGCGTGCCCCCACCTCGTCGCCCGCTTGCAGCACAGGCTTCGCGATCGTCCATGCCTCAGCCATCTCGCCCGTCCAGACCACGGTTTCGGCCTCGTCGGCCGAGCGCAGCGACATCGCCCACGCTTCCTCAGCGCCCGGCCGCCCGTCGTCGCGATCCAGCTGCCGAATCTGGGCCATGACGTCGGCCGGCATAGGCAGGAACCGACCCCGCTCCGGGTCGCGGGAATGCGCGATCAGGGCCGCCTGCACAACCTGCAGCGGCTGGTCCTCCAGCGCCCGAAAGAAGGCACCTTTGGCGCCCGCGGTCAGGGCTTGGCCCTTGATCGACCACAGGTCGTCCAGGGCTTCGCAGAAAGCGTCGAAGTCGGCGTCGAAGTTCACGTGAGCTGCTCCATGGTTGGGTGCGCGTCCTCGATCACGGTTGTCACGGCGTCGATCACATCCCCGCCGGCGCGCTTGGCGAGGTAGAGGCGCCTGGCCTCTGCTGTGGCTGCGGCGTTTGCCGCCTCCCGCTCGGCATCGGACATCGGCCCAGCACGCCCCGGCTTCGGGTCGTCGCGGTGGGCGATGTCGCTGCGGCACCAGTTGCGCCATGTCGCGTTCCAGTCGAGCTTCGTCGCGTCCTTGCCGGTCTTCGCGGTCCAGTGGTCGCGGAATGCGGCGGCCTCCTTGCGCACCTTCTCGGCCGTCCACAGCGGGTACTCGGCGATCGCCCAGTCCCCCCAAGCCTTCGGCAGCGCCCAGTCCTTCGGCAGACGCGCCCCGCGGTCCTGCCCTGTGGTGGCCGCCGCGTCAGCGGCGGAAGGGGCGGCAGGCGGCCCGGCGCCCACCACAGGTAGAGTCTCCGTTCCCTCTCCGTTCCGTTCCCTCTCCGTTCCCTGTCCGGTCTGTTCTGTTCTGTTGGATTCAGTGGCAATGTCTGTGACAGAGGTTGCGACAGAGTCTGTCGGCGCATCTGACTGCGCTAGTTGCTGTGTCTGTCGCCGCTTCTGTTCTCGCGCCATCCTGGCCGCTTCAGTACGCTGTCGCTGCGCCTGTTTCTGCGTCCACGCCTCCTTCGCTTTGTCTGCAACGACTTGGTGATAGAGGCGACCGTCAGCGCACTTCACCCACCCACGCAGCACCTGTTCGCGGACCTTCGCCCACTTGGCCGGGTCACACATCGCCAGGTCGGCAAGCACGTCGTCGTCATCCTCCAGCGAGGCCGCCGGCGTGTCGTGCCAAGATGCGGTCCAGAGGTTGAGCATGTAGAAGGCGAGCTCAGGCTTGCGCTTGCACAGCAGCCACGCCTTGGACCGGCGCAGGCGGTGGATCTCCACGGGCATCCAGGAGAAGTCCCGCAGGTCCACCTCGGCCGGTACGAGCGGTTCAGGGAGTGCGGTGCTGTCGGTCAAGCTGCCTCCAGGTCCTCGAAGTCGAACAGCGTCGGCGCGCTCAACTCCATGTCTTGTGCGCGCAGGTGGCGCACGCCGTCCCGGAAGTAGCTAGGGTTCAGCTCGGTTGCCCGGCCTCTACGTCCAAGCTTCACGGCCCGCAGCGGGACGGTGAATAGACCCCCGAACGGGTCGAACACCAGCTCACCTTTGTTGGTGAACCTGTTGATGACCCGGTCCACGATGTCGAACTGGAGCGGGCATATGTGCTGCTCAAGGCCCCGGCGCGACTGCTCACCGTTGAGGGTCAGCATGCGGTTCACGTCGTGCCACACCTCCGGGTGGTGACTACCCGGCGTCATGCATGCGAACGTGCTTGGCAGCGCCCCGCGCTCGTCTAGCGCTTCCGCGAGCTTTACGTGCTCGTCGTAGTCGTAGATCGTGCGCAAGCTGGTGTCGGCGAATACCTTGCCCAGCTTGTCGGGCCCATAGCTCGCCATCTCTGCGGCCGACAGCTGCCGGTTCCCGCTCGATCTCCAGAATGCGCTGGCATCGATCTGCCAGCGGCCCCGGGTGTATTCCTCCTTGGTCTTCGAGACGCGCTCGTCGGCGTAGCCCTTGCTCGTGTCGGTCGGCAGCTTGCGGAACAAGAGCACGTACTCAGGCGATCCGACGCCCATCTTCGTGCCGTCCTTGCACTGCTCGCTCCAGCCCAGCCGGTACGTCTGGTTGTTCTCGCGCACGACGTCGGTGACCACGGTGATCATTCCGAAGTACACGAAGCCGTGCTTTCGGTAGTGCGCGATGCAGTCGCTGTGGAACGGATCCACAGAGGGCATGCCGTATCCGGTGACGTTCCCGAAGCGGATGCGGTCCTTGACGTGGATCGCAGCCACGCGGCCCGGCTTGAGGATGCGCAGCAGTTTCGGCGTCAGGAAATCCATCTGCTCGAAGAACCGCGGGTTGTCCTCGTTGTGGCCGAAGTCGTTGTAGCTCGCGCTGTACTCGTAGTGGTTGCCGAACGGGATGCTGGTGTGGATCAGGTCGACCGAGTTGCTACCGATCAGGTCGCACTCGTCCACGCAGTCGTTGTTCGCCACCACCCAGCCGGTACCGCTTTCTTCGCAACGCTTGAGGCCGATGGTCCTGGCCAGCTGTTGCTCGAAGCCGGTTGTTGACAGCCCGAACTGCCGGATGACTTCGCTCATGCGCACACTGAGCTGGTCATGCTCGGCCCACTTGCGCTGCAGGACCTTCAGAACTTCCCGCTCGGTCTCGGTATAGATGATGTGCACATCGCAGACCTGGCGCTGCCCGAAGCGCTGGATGCGGTGGATCGACTGGATGAAGTCGTGGAACTCGTAGCCGATGCCCGTGAACACCGCCATCGAGCAATGCCGCTGGAAGTTGCACCCGGCCCCGCTGATGCTCGGCTTCGTCGCGAGGTACTGGCTCCCGCCATCGCTGAACGTGACGATCCGCTCTTCGCGCTCGTCCAGGTCGAGCGAGCCATACACCTCTACCGCGTTCGGGACCGCACGCTTGATGGCCTCGCGCTCGGCTTCCAGGTCGTGCCACAGGATGGCGTGCCGGTCAGGCTCGGCGCGCAGGATCTCCTGCAGCTTCGCCACGCGGGCGGAAATGCTCTCGCGCTTCTCGGTTGCCGCGTCCGCCAGACCAAGAGCTGCATCGCGCACCATCGACAACTGCCCGTCGCGATCGGCTTTCGCGTCGACCTCAGGCGCCGGCAGCTCGTGATAGTGCACGCGCAGTTCCGGCAGTGCATATCCATCGTCGCCGTAGCCCAGGTCGCTCGGCTTCTGGACGAACAGTGCCCACGAGTGCAGCCACAGGAAGAACTCGCGCTCTTTGTGCGGGTACAGCGTCAGGTTGTTCGCCTGCGTGCTGTCGCGCTGGAAGAACCGCGTCAGCGCCTGGCCGGTGTCCATCACGCCCAGGAACCCGGCGTAGTGGATCAGTTCCTTGTAGCGGTTCGGGCTGGGCGTGGCGGTGGCGACGAAGCGGTACTTCACGCCATCGAACAGAGTCAAGAACTCCTGGTACGTCTTGCTGCCGAAGCTGCGCAGCACAGCGGCCTCGTCGAGTGATACCGCGGTGAACAAGCTCACGTCGAGCTTCCCATCGCGCACCGACTCGTAGTTGGTGAGGTAGATGGTGTCCGTGCCTTCGATCTCGTCCGCGCGCCGGATGAACTTCAGCTTCAATCCGGCGAAGAAGGTCTCCGCGTCGCGCTTGAACTCCTGGCGCACGCCGAGCGGAATGACGATGAGGCGAAGGCCTTCGTCGTGCACACCGACGAGGCGCATGATCTCCAACTGCGTGACGGTCTTATGCAGGCCGAACGACATGAACAGCGCACGCCGTCCACCCTTGCACGCCCACCGGACCACGTCGCGGGTGAACGGCTTGAGCGCCGGGTTCACCTCGTCCTCCGCCACGTCGAATCCGTGGAACTGGCTGAACTTGAATTTGCTTTCCAAGAAGGAGCGGTAGTCGCTCATGAACCCTCCAGAACGACAGCACACCCAGTGATCTGGCTCGCCATGCGAATGCGCATGCCGAGTGCCGTGGCGATGTGGTGTTCGAGCTTGGCGCCGCGAGAACCCTCCCATCCGGGGAGCAAGGCCAAGCCGACGCACGTCACGAGTTGCGCGATGTCGGCGCGCATGCACGTCTCCCAGCCTGCCTTCGGGTCCGCGTTGATCTCTGCCGGGTTCACCACATCGAAGCCCAGCTTGCGAAGGCGAGCGGCCTCGGCGTGAAAGGCCGGGAAATTAAGGGCCGGCAGGCCTGACATCGGTCCCGCGATGTACCAACGTTCTCGCCACTCGATGTCGCGTAGCTCTTCCTCGAATGGCGTTACGTGCCATACGGGAGCAGGTTTGCGGATCACTTCGCAGCAGCGCACCTTCTGCCCGCGCCCAGCCAGCATGCGCGCGCACTCGCGGGCCGCATCCATCACATCGAAGGTGTCGGTCGTGGTGTGGGCGCCATCCTGGACGATCACTCGGAACCCGTGGTGCTCAGCCATGACGGGCCCTCGCAACCTCACGCCCGCCGAAGAACATCAGCACCAGCGACACGACCATGAACATCAGCAGTGGGAGTGCCATATCACTTCGGCCTCTGCTTCTTCTGCGCCTCGATCTGTTCCAGTCGGGCACGTAGCTGGTCCTCTTCGCTGATCTCCTTCAGCCGAAGCTCGAACCCCATCTGGTCCGCCATCCATTGCAACGGCGCAATAGAGCCCGTCGTCTTCATGAACAAGACCATGCGCTCCCCCCACAGGCCTGCCGTCCCCTTGAGGATTCGGGACATCAGGCCATGACTCACGTGAATCTTTTCTGCCACTTCGTAGTCATCCATTCCTGAGCGCTGAACGGCGTAGCGCAGCACGCCCGCCCATGACGCTCTCGATACGAAGTCCTCGCAGGCCTCATGCGCTGGCCTGACCACCGCGAGGTACCCCACCCTCTGAATTCCCCAATCCTTTCGGATGGTTGTTAGCGGTTTACCGTCGATACCGCCGACGATTTCGTCCATGTCAAAGCCCTCTAAGCGCTCTGCGCGCCCCTCTCTTGGTTATGAGCCCGTACAGGGCGGGATACCGTCCCCCTCGGACGGCAACGAACCTGCACCCCTCCCGAAAAAGGCGCCCCGACCAGCCAAGAGGCCGGCCGGGGACGCGAAGACCGCTGCCACGGAGGGAGGGAGGGAAAAAAACGCGGCAGCGGGGTACACCTCTTTTGCGCGTGATGTGTTCAGGCGCGCCATCGACTCACTCCACAAGGAGTGGGTGATGCGACTGGAGTTGGGGCGGTGATGGATGCCCATCTACCTGCCCCGATGCACTGCGTCGATGTCGACGCCTGCGGGACGAAAGTTTTCGCAGATGAACCTGCCTGCATAGATGCGGGCCATCGGCTCGACCCACGGGCCGTGGTCAGCCTGCGGCCGGGCGCGCTCGCAGCGCTTGCACAGTTCGGCACCTGGCTGCGTGCTGAGCACACCGGTGCAGAGCTTGGTCGGGCGGGACATGGGTCAGGCCCCTCCCATAGCGAAGGGCGGGCACCCTGCCTCGGGTACGCTGGTGGTCACCACAACGACCAGCCCAAGGAGGGCGCCCATGAACCAGGACCAATCGATGTACGACGCAGTCGTCGTGACACCGACAGACTTCGGCACAGCAGACGACCAAGCGGTCGTGCTGCGCTTCCGGGGGTTGCTCCGCGACGCGGACGGGTTCCACACCATCGCGTTCATGCTTCCCTCGTTCCCAGCGGTGATTGCAGGGCTACTGACGCAAGCGGCCTCCGCCGTGCGCGAGCACGCTCCGAGCGCAACCAGCTCTCATATGCCAGTTGTTCTTCCGTGCTCATCAGCGTTCGTCCTCCAACCGACAACGCCCACACAACCCGATCTCGTGGTTGGGCTGGAAATCGCACCCGGCGTCGCGCTTCCTGTACGGCTAACTCGCGAAGCTGCCGGACAGCTCTACGCCGGGCTCGCAGCTTCTCTCGCGAACTGAATGAGGCGCGCATCTCAACGCTCCCGGCGGTTGCTTGGCTTGGAGCCTGGCGGCTTGGAGGCGCCGAAAAAGATGCGGTCGACCTCTCTGCGAATCTCGGCCGCTGCCGCACGCTCACGGGCTGGCCGGCCAGACGGAGGCTTCACCCGCTCTTTGTGGAGAGCAATCAACTTGTTGCCGAACTCGAAGCTCGGCGACTTCGTCGCGCCACGATGCAGGTCGCTCACGGACGATTGCTTCACGCCGCACGCGTCGGCGATCTGTGTCTGCGTGACGCCAGCCGATGCAAGCTCTGAAATCAGTTTTTTCCAGTTCATTCGGGGGTGCGCCGGCATATCGGCACCCCGATAGTGTAGAGAACGGTTTGCCGATTGTCCATATCGGCAAACTGATAGCTATGGCCACGCGTGCAGATCGTGAACGTTCACCCTTCGGGCAGCGGATGCTCAAAGCTCGTCAGCACGCCAAGCTGACCCAGATACAGGTGAGGGACAAGCTCGGCATCTCCCAGGGGACGCTGTCTGAGCTGGAGGCAACCGCGCACAGCAGCGGTCGCACCGTGGAGTTCGCCCAGCTCTATGGGTGCGATGCGCACTGGCTTGCCACTGGCGAGGGGCTCCCCGGATGGGGTGAGCTCGTTGTTGCGCCGCCGCGCAGACAAGGCGAGGCTCCGCCACCAGTAGCCGACTTCAACGCCAAGGTCGTCACCGACAGCGAATGGGGGATCCTGCATGACGTGAAACTCGTCATGACTGACGAGGAGCTAACAACGATCCGCGCCCGCGCTGCCAAGGTACGGGCCAACTACGAAGAGGTCATGAGGCGCGAGCGCGAAATCGTTCCCGCAGAGCCCGTCGCTGGGCCAGCACGCGAGCAGTTCCTGGGTGCAAAGCCGCGCCTGACGCCGGCACCAAAGCCGCGCACGACAGAGAAGTTCCTGAACCCGGAACGTCCACCTGGCGCCGGAACAGGTCGAGGGGGGAAGAAGTGAGGACGCCATTCAAGCTCATCCAGTCCTGCGGCTCGACTGATACCGAAAGGTGCACCGCAGAACTGCATGCCGGGGCCAAGTCAAAGAAGCTGCTTGGCTTGGCCTACATCGCGATCTACTCACAACGCCAGTACGAGGTGCACTTGTGCGGTGAGGCTGATCGCAGCCCGACCTTCACGCTGGGGTGCGTCCAGATGCTGGATCAACAGCTCCGCGAGAGGATCCAGGGGCAGTGAGCACGAATCACGAGGACTGGCAGCAACAGGGAGAACGCATTGATTGGTATACGAGCTGCCTTGGCTGTCCTCATAGCTTCGATTGGCGGCATCTGGTTCTTGAGCCGAGAGACGGAGCGCCATGCCGACGCCGCAAACCGTGCGTTACAGGAAAAAGCTGCGGCGGAGGAGCATTCCGCGCGGCGTGCCGCGTGCTCAGCGAGCGTCTCCGGGCAGATCGCCGATTACGACAAGCTCATGCGAGCACGAGAGTTTGGACGAGCAAGTGCCACCATACGAGAGTGCGCAACGGTTCTGGACGATACCGTCCTAAAGGGGAAGCTGGCCGCGGCGGAGTTTGAGGATAGGTTGGCCATCGCACGTGATCGAACGGCTCTTCCGGAAGCGCGCGAGATTGCCATGACGGCGATAGAGCGAGACTATCCAGAGCATGCAAGGGCGTCGAAGCTTGGCCATTTGCGCGTCGAGATTGACAAAGCAATGAAGGTAGTTCGAGATCGGGATACAGCGGCTGCGGCGGCTGTCGCTCGTTCAAAACCGGCCCTGATTGGTATGTCTCGCGAAGAGGTGCTGGCTAGCATCTGGGGAAAACCTGATTCAGTGAATCGAACCACTTACAGCTGGGGGACGCACGAGCAGTGGGTCTATGGCACAGGTCGCTACCTGTACTTTCGGAACGGCCGCCTTGAATCCATCCAAGACTAGGATGCGGTAGTGGCCTACCGACATGTTCGGGTGCTCCACGGATGAACTCGAACAAGCCGCCAAGTTCAAGGCGTACGTGAAGGATCTGAGGCCGTAGCGGCACCTTGCTGCGAAGCCCGCGCAGGGTGCGAGGTCGATCACCGGGAGACACTCATCTGCGGGGGCAAGGATGATCTGCAGAACCTGCAGTGGCTGACCGTGGCCGAGCACCGGGAGAAGACGACGGTTGAAGTGAAGCTGTGCCGAGCCAGAATGCACACAACTGCAAACCAGGGAGGAGAACGATAATGGAAGACGTGACCACGTTTCGCATCACATACGACGGCCCCGCGCTCGCGCGTTCAGAAATGGATGTGCGCGAGCTGGCGCCAGCACTGCTGGCCGTCGGCGACATGCTCGACGCCGCCACGCAGGCGCTATGTGGTGGGCGTGTGAAACCGCAGGTCAACGTCAAGGGGACGTTTAAGACCGGTAGCTTCGGGATCGACTTCAACGTCGCCACAGACTTCTTGTCGCGAGTCAGGGACATTTTCGCTGGCGATACCGCAACCGCTTTGGCGAACGCGGCCGGCATCATCGCTGCGCTCGGATTGGTCTGCGAAAGGGGCCACAAAGGGTTGCTGCAGGCGATCAAGTGGCTACGCGGGCGCGAAATCAAGAAGGTGTCTGTTAGCGACAAGACGGCCATCATCTTCGTCGACGAGGATCAGCTGGAGATCGAGCTTCAGGTGCTGACGCTGCTGCGGGATGTGGCAGTTCGCGATGCAGCTGCGCGCATGCTTGAGCCTCTCTCGAAGGATGGAATCGACACCTTCGCAGCGGGGTCGGATGACCGGATATGCGAGAAGATCACAAGCGAGCAGACCCCTTGGTTCACGCCTCCCACGGCACAAGACGAACTCCTGCTCGATGACACCCGCAAGATGGTGTTTTCCATCGTCTCGCTGACGTTCAAGGAAGACAACAAGTGGCGGCTCTTCGACGGGGCAGCCACAATTCACGCGTCGATCACGGACGAGGACTTCCTACGCCGCGTAGACAACAACCTCGTGAACTTCGCAAAGGGCGACGTGCTCATCTGCAATGTGCGGGTGCGGCAGTGGCAGACCAAGGCCGGAGCGCGAACGGAGTACGAAGTTGTGCACGTCATTGACCACCGGACCGTAGCTCGGCAGATCAACCTCCCTGGCGTGTAGTTCCACACCCGCCCTCACCCCAAAAGCCCGCCACTGAGCGGGCGTTTTCACGTCTATGATGGTCCGCATGGACGAGCTTCCGTTCAACATCTACGCCTTCGTCAGGCCAACCACTCGCGCGGAGTTCTCGGCAGTTCTGACAGAGGCGCTTCGCTTGGCAGAAGAGCTTGATTCGCACATCGACCGGATCGAAGCGATCCTGCGCGCAAAAGCATGAGCCACGCGCCATCTCAAGTGCTGAATCGCGAGCACCAGCCGACCGTCATCCTGACGCTTGCTCAGGCCCGGCTGGTCTACCTTTCGTCGCCGAACAGGCTTGACCTGGCAACGTTGGTGCGCGCCTTCGAGGGTGCGCCGGAGTGCGTCGATGTGGCGGGGAAGATGCCCAAGCCGTGCAAGCGCAAGCGCGCGAAATGCCCGTGACGTATCACCGCTGGTTGCAAGCCCCTAACCCCGCAGTGGGCGTGGTTGCCTGACTTTCTCCACAATGCAGCTACGTCCGTCTAGTAACGACATTGTTACTGCGTGAGTCGTGCCACGAGCGGGGGAGAAAACCATGACAAGTGCTTGCGTCATCCAGCTGAAGATCCGCAGTCGAGAAGGCTACTTCTCGATCGTCAGCCCAGACCTCCCTGGGTTGCACGTTTGCGGCGAGAGCACTGAGTCAGCGCTCTCTAGCGCCGTGCTGGCCGTCAAAGAGCTGTTCAGGCGGAACAGACATATCGATGTGGAAGTGCGACCGGTGGCGTCTAGCATCGACTCCTTCCCGACCGTCGCACCGTCTTTCGACCGCGTCGTAGTTCAGCCGGCCCATTGACCGGTGGTGCATCCTGACGAAGTGGAGCGCAGGCTTCGCGCTCTCGGATGCTACTGGGGCGCCGACATGGACGATTACCACCAGATTTGGATCACCGCCTGGGGCATGCACATAACCGTCCCGATGATCGGCAGGGATCGCCTGTGCCCGCAGGAAGACCTGCAAGAGATAGAGGATGAGGTGAGGCGCCTGCGCCCCAAGTGAACTTGGCGCCACGCCACCACAAAGCCCGCCACTGCGCGGGCTTTTTTGCGTCTTACGCCCGGTGAGTCATCCGGGCGGCTGCAGCGTCTTTCGAGCCGCAGATTCAAGCCGGCTCTCGCCGGGAACGGGGCGAGTGTAGACAACACCCCCGGTATTACGACGCCGTAATGCCCGAGTGGAAAGCCACAGCGTGGCGTTCTTCGTTCTAGGGATGCGCGCACGCCAATATCGGTAAACCGTTGACATTTGCCATCGGTATGCCGATACTTCGATCCAACACGTCACCAGCACGGCGTGAGTGGAGAGGCAGATGGGAACGCTTCAGCGATTGGCGGTCAGCCTTGAGAGAGATGTACATGCCGCGGCACCGGTAGACCGTCGCGGCACTGTGGGCGAGGCCTACGACTCGCTGCGCCGCGAGATGGTTCGCGCGCTCCACGAAGACCCTGAGCGGATTGTTGCGGCCCCACGGCTGGACCGTGTTGTCACTGCCGCAGAAGTCGTTGGTGCGGATTTCTCCAGCAAGCCAGATCTGTTGACGGAAGCCATCCGCATCATTGCGGAGCAGGCGACGTCCGGGAACCTTCGCGCATCGGCGTTCATCGCCACGATCGCCAACCGTCACGCCAAGTTCCACTGCGACGACTTGGCGCGAATGATGGCTGTAGGGGAAGCGGCATGAACGCCGACAGCTTCCTTGGCCGGCACCTCATGCAGGTTCGCCGCATGGACGCCATCCCGCCGCTCGTCCCGCAGCGCCCGCCTGCGGTCAACGAATCACTGATGCCCGCAGCGCCTGTCGCGCTCACCGCTGACGAGCTTGAGGCTGTGGACGAAACCATGCTGTTGGAGGCCGCATGAAGCGCTCCACCGCCTTCTGTGCTGTCGCACTGGCTCTCTTCGCTTCCAGTGCGTCGGCCTCAACCGTCGGGCTGCACGTCGCGACAGCCCACTTCGGCTCACGCAGCGGTCAGTTTGAGACCGCTACCCCGGGTCTGTACCTGCGCAGCGCGTCTGGTTTGACGCTGGGAGCCTACCGCAACAGCGACGGCGACCCGAGCGCTTACGTGGCATGGACATGGGAGACCGAGTCCCGCCATTTCGCGGTGACGTCTGGCGCAGTCGTGGGCTACCAATCTGCGCGCATCGCGCCGCTGCTGGTTGCCAGTGCTCGCGTCCCGATTACGCAGCGAACCGCCATGCGACTCGCGCTCCTGCCGAAGCCAAAGGGCGGAGCTGCCGGGGTTCATCTGGCGATCGAACACGACCTTTGAGAAAGGTAATGCCATGAGAAGAGCACATCAATTCGTCGTCGACTTCGTGTGCATGTCAGCTCTATGGCTGTGCGCATGGCTCATGGGCGACGTGACGTGGCCGGCTGCGCAAAGCCGGGGGAACCGCGTGCTGTCCTGCCTGATTGCTGTGGGCATGGGGCTCGGCTTTGCAGCTGCGCTCGCTCACGGGCTGGACGTGCTGTGAGTGCCGTGGTCATTCCTACGCGTCGCCCTCTTGTGAGCCGGCTCAAGGCACTGGCGCGGGAAGCCTACCTACGGTGGCGCATCAGGTGCGCCGAGGAAGACCTCGCGCAGCACGTCGCCGAACTTGAGCACGCCGTGGCGCACTTGCCGGACCAGATCGACCTATGCCGCCAGCACATCGACGCGCTGCGGCGTCGCCTGGAGCGCGAGGTCACATGAAGCTGTGTGTCGCTGTTGTGGTTGTAGCTACGGCTTGTGCCGCAGTGCTAGTGCTGATTTGAACACCCGAAGGAAGGGAAGGAAATGACCGTCGAGACCATCGGCATGGATACAGCGCTCACTGCTGTGTCAGCAGTGGAGCAGCACCAGCAAGCGTCTGTTCCTGCGCTCCGAGCGACCGAGGCCCAAAGCCTCATTCACGTAATCGCCTCCGCAGCCAGTGACCCAAGGGTCGACATCGAAAAGATGGAGCGCCTGTGGTTAATGCACGAGAAGCTGAGCAGCCGTGCCGCCGAGGAGGTGTTCAACGCCAAGATGAACCTCGCCCAGGCGGAAATGGCGCCAATCTCCGCTGACGCCACGAATAACCAGACCCGTAGCCGCTACGCGACCTACGCAAAGCTCGACGGCATATTGCGCCCGATCTACACGCGGCACGGATTCTCGATCAGCTTCAACACGGGCGAGGGCGCCCCCGAAGGTCATGTGCGCGTCCTGGCCTACGTCTCCTGCGGCGGGTTCACCCGCACCTACCACTGCGACATGCCGGCCGATGGTAAGGGGGCGAAGGGCGGCGACGTGATGACGAAGACGCACGCCACCATGTCCGCCGACAGCTACGGCATGCGCAACCTGCTGAAGAAGATCTTCAACGTGGCTGTTGGCGAGTTCGACGACGACGGCAACGGGGCAAGCGGCGCGGACACGCCTGGATCGGTCGTTGAGAAGGTGCTAGACGGCCTGCTCGCGGACCTGAAGCGCTGCCAAACGGATGAACAGGCGGCGGCCCTGTGGGCCACCGGATCCAAGGCACTACATGCCCTTAAGCACGAGGCGGCCTACACCGAGTTCAGAGGCGCTGTAGTGGCTCATCGCAACGCACTGAAGGGGCAGAAATGATCGTCCACCGCGTGAAGCAGGGCAGCGTCGAGTGGCACATGGCCAGGGCCGGCGTGATCTCGGCCAGCAAGTTCAAGCTGCTGCGCGAGTCGGCCAAGCTCAAGACCGGCCCGAACAAGGGCGACTACAAAGACGATGCGAAGAAGCTTGCCTTCCACCTCGCCATAGAGCGAATCGCCAAGGCGCCGGTCGAAGGTGAGGACTGGGTGGGCTGGCAGGCCGAGCGCGGCGTGCAGCTTGAGTCACAGGCCCGCATGCAGCACGAGCTGCGTCACGACGTGCTGGTCGAAGAGGTGGGCTTCGTCACCACCGACGACGGCAAGTTCGGCGCCAGCGCTGACGGATTCATCGGTGACGACGAGGGCGCTGAGTACAAGTGCTTTCTCGCCCCGGACAAGCTCCGCGCGATCCTGCTTTCTGGCGACGTGACCGATGTGATCGACCAGTGCGACGGCGGGATGTGGATCACGCACCGCAAGGCGTGGAACTTCGGCCTGTACTGCCCTGCCCTAGCGCCCATCGGGCTCGATTTCGTCCTGCACCGGATCGAGCGCAACGACGACCGAATCTTCGAGCTGGAGCGCGACCTCGTTGCATTCGACAAGCTGGTCGAGGAGTACCGCGCCGCACTGAGCCACCGGGCCAAGGCTGGCCTGCCGGCACCAGATCCGGCCCCATGGAGCGGCGCTGACGAGCTTGCCACGGCACGCCCAGCCACCGCCGCGAAGGCGCCTGCTGCCACCCCAACCCCGCAACTGCTGCCCGAAAGCATCTTCGGCTGACCCCACCATGGAAACACTCGAACTCGTCCCAGTTGAGACCGAGGCGCCCGCAAAGCCGGCCGCCGCGTCGAAGGCAACCGACCTGACAAAGATCGACCTGAAGGCAGTTGCCCTGTCACGCTTTGGCGACTGGCGGCCAGCCGCTGCCGCCCTCGTTGAGAAGTACAAGGGCGTGGTCTTCGACACCACGACGACGAAGGGCTACGAAGAGGCGACAAAGGCGCGCGCCGAGGTCCGTGCGCCGCGCTACGCCGCGCAGAACGTCAGCAAGGCATCGAAGTCCGAACTGGCCCAGGTGAGCAAGGCCATCGGCGCCGAGGAACAGGCAATCATCGCCGCCCTGGCCGATACCGAAGAGGCCATCGACGCCCAGATCCGTGCGGCCGATGAGCGCAAGGCCCGCGAGAAGGCCGAGCGCGAGCAGAAGGAGCGCGACCGCAAGGCGGCCCACCAGGAACGTCTGGCCACGCTGCGCGGCTACGTCGCGCAGGCACAAAGCCTGCCCGCGGCACGCATAGCCAACGTCATCGTGGCCCTGGACGCCATCATCATCGACCCGGCGGTCTGGGAGGAGTTCTTCGACCAGGCGAACGAAGCGAAGGACGAGACGCTGGCCAGCCTGCGGGCCCTGCTGGCGAGGACTCAGGCGGCCGAGGCCGAGGCAGCCGAGCGCGAGCGCCAGCGCGCGGAGCAGGCGCGCATCGCCGAGGAACAGCGCGCCGAGGCGGCCCGGCTGAAGGCCGCCGCCGACGAGCTGGCCCGCCAGCAGCGGGAAGTAGCGGAGGAGCTTGCGCGGCAGCGGGCAGAGCTTGAACGGCAGCGCGCCGAGTTGCTCGCAGCCCAGGAGGCCGCGAAGGCTGCGCCCGCGCCCGAACCCATGGCCGAGATCGAAAAGCCCGCCAGCGAGCCGGAAACGGCCGTCGCCGAGGCCGTTGCGCTGGCTGAGCCGGTCGCTGTCGTCGCGCTGCCCGTGGCCACGCCGCCGGCCGCCATCGAGCAGCCGATCGAGCCCGCGCCGCTGCGCACCGTCGTCCACAAGGCCCGCACTCTGCCCGAAGACCAGCGCCTCGTTGATGCCGCCGCTCTGGCCCGGCGGTTCGGCGCCGATGAGTTGGGCGGGATCTGGACGTTCTACGCCACCAGCGACATCGCAGATCTCATCGACGCCGCGCGCGCCATCTGACCAACCACAACAAGGAAGAAAACATGCTCCAGGCATTCGGCCGCGCCATCATCGGACGCGACTGCGAGGTGCGTTACACCCCGGAAGGTACCGCAGTAGCCAACCTGTCTCTGGCCTTTTCCTATGGCCGCAAGGGCGAGGACGGTAAGCGTCCCACCCAGTGGGTGGACGCCTCCCTGTGGGGCAAGCAGGCCGAGTCCATGGCCTCGTACCTCGTGAAGGGCCAGGCCGTCGTGGTCGTGCTCGAAGACGTCCACATCGAGACCTTCAAGCGCAGCGACAACACGGTCGGCTCCAAGCTGGCCGCCCGCGTCGCGTCGATCGAGTTCGCCGGTCCTGCGCCGCAGCAGAGCGAAGCGCCAGCACCAGCCCCACAGCCCAAGCAGCGTCCCGCGCCGACAAGGCCCGCACCGGCAAGCGCCGCGAGCGGCTTTGACGACATGGACGACGACATCCCGTTCTAGACGACAAGGCCTGACGTTATGAGCCATCAGTTCCAGTTCAAGGGCAGCGCAATCCTTCGCCATCTCAACATCCGCAAAGAAGGTGATGACGAGAAGGTGCTGAAGGTCGACATGAAGGTGGAGGCCAGCACCGATATGGCGTTGCCTGACTACCTGGACACCGGACTCCGGCATTTCCTGTGGAGCGCCGCGGGCATCGTCCGCAACCCGCTGATCAACAAGATCGAGTTCGGCGGCGAAGTGCCTGACTGCACGGCAGAGGTTTGCGGCCTCCACTTCACCGGCGTGAAGGTCCACAAGTTCCGGGTGGAGCCGAAAGACAGCTTCCGCGCCGCGGTAACGATGACCCTGACCTTCGAGCCGACGAAGACCGATGTCGCAATTCTCGCAGAGCGGTACGCCGAGGACGTCGACATCGACCTGCGCGCCCAGCCGTCTCTTCTTGATGACCAGAAGGCCGGGGAAGGCCTTGGGCAGGCGTCCAGCGCTCCGACTGACGACGACGAGTTGCTCCCGCGCGCTCGCGACATCGTCACAGAGAACAGGCGCGCCAGCATCAGTCTGGTTCAGCGGCACCTCGCGATTGGCTACAACCGCGCCGCCCGACTGTTGGAGGCTTTGGAGCGGGTCGGCGTCGTCAGTCCCATGGCCCCAAATGGGCACAGAGAAGTGCTGATGAGCGCCTGACAACAAACCATCACCAGGATCACACCATGAGCCCATCCAGCCACCGCCGCTTGCTGCAAGAGGCAATGACGCGCGTCACCATGAAGCACAGAGTCGCTCAGGCTCGGCACGCCGAGAGGGTAGCCGCCGCCTTTGAATCTCTGAGCGATGTGATGCGCGAGGTCTCTGCGGAGGCGAAAGCGCTGCAGCAGAGCGCGGTCCCCACGAGGCACTGAGCAATGAGGCTCTCACGAGACGAGCAGACCGCCGAGGAGATGGCCCGGTACGACGTGCGCATCGACGGCGAACTGATCCCGTCGCATGCGGTGGTCGAGGCGAACGAGGAGTCGTTCTACGCCCTGCTCTACCGCCTTGACTCAAGCGGTCACATCGTCTTCAAGAGCCGGCACGACGCACCCATAGGCGAGCCCGTGCACGTCGCGCAGACGCACATGCGGTATGGGACGGTTCGCATCGTTGAGAGGAAGACGTGATGGCAGAGAACAGCAAGATCGAGTGGTGCGACCACACGTTCAACCCGTGGATCGGCTGCACGAAGGTCGGCCCCGGGTGCGACGGGTGCTACGCCGCGCGGCAGGACGCATTCCGCCGCTGGACGCCGGAGGGCTGGGGAGGCCCGCGGCGGCGCACCAGCGACACCACGTGGAAGGACCCTGGGAAGTGGAACGCGCAGGCCGAGCGCGAGGGCAGGCGCTTCCGGGTGTTCTGCGCCTCGCTTGCCGACGTGTTCGATAACCAGGTGCCGGCGGGATGGCGGCGCGACCTGTTCAACCTCATCCTGAGCACGCCGCACCTTGATTGGCTCCTGCTTACCAAGCGGATCGGCAACGCTGCACGCATGATCGCGGAGACGCTGCCCGACAACATTAAGGCGCTGCCGGCTGATCATCCGTTGGCGTGGCCGTGGCCCCATGTGTGGATCGGCGCAACTGTGGTGAACCAGGAAGAGGCCGACCGCGACATCCAGAAGCTCCTGGCCGTGCCGGCGCGGGTTCGGTTCCTGAGCATCGAGCCGATGCTGGGGCCCATCGACTTGACGCGCATCGACATCGACGGCGACCTGGAGATATACCCGCTCAAGGGCACCACCGATTGCGTGGACGGAGAAGGCGACCCATGCGCCGATGTGCCGGCCCTGGACTGGGTCATCGCAGGCGGCGAGAGCGGCCCGCACGCGCGGCCCATGCATCCCGACTGGGCCCGCTCGCTGCGCGACCAGTGCGCCGAGGCCGGCGTCCCGTTCCTGTTCAAGCAATGGGGTGAGTGGATCCCAATGATGGGCCACGCGGAGGGCGTGCCAGTGCGCGGGGAGAAGCACCGGCACCCGGACGGCACCTACATGGGCTGGGCCGGCAAGAAGGCCGCAGGCCGCCTGCTCGACGGCGTGGAGCACAACGGCTTCCCGCACCCCACCGACACGAGGTAGCGATGGCGTGCCCGAAGTGCGGATGCAAGGTGACCTACCAGTACGACGACGGCGACGACTGCGGCCAGGCCGATGACCGGCTTGAGCGTTGCGCTGCATGCGGCGAGGTGTTCGACGTGGAAGACCACGCAGACGAGCACGAAGACGAAGACGCAACCCACCTGATGCCAGAACGCTGACCGCCCATGATTCCCTATCACGGACTACCCATCACACCAGAGACCGCCGCCGTGGTAGTGCTGGACGCTGGGCACGGCTTCGTCAGCTTCGCCGAGCCGCGCAACCTGGCCCTGGCTGCGGCGGTGTGTCAGTCATTCGCAGTGGATAACGGCGCGTTCACCGCCTGGAAGCGCGGCGTGCCAGTGGCCGACTGGAAGCCGTTCTACGAGTGGGCGGCGCAGTGCAAGCTGATCCCGTCTTGCGACTTCGCGGTGGTGCCGGATGTGATCGACGGCAGCGAGGCCGACAACGACGCGCTACTCGCTGAGTGGCCGCTACCGCGATGGTTCGGCGCGCCTGTCTGGCATATGCACGAGAGCCTGGAGCGTCTTGAGCGCTTGGCGTCGAGTTGGCCTCGCGTGTGCATAGGCAGCTCGGGTGAGTTCGCGACCATCGGCACCGCCGCATGGTGGGGCCAGATTGCGCGCGCAATGCGCGTTGTATGTGACGACGATGGGCGCCCGCTGTGCAAGCTCCACGGGTTGCGCATGCTGGATCCGGCGATCTTCACCCACCTGCCATTCAGCAGCGCTGACAGCACAAACATCGGCCGAAACATCGGCATCGACCAGGCCTGGCGCGGCACGTACACGCCGCCGACAAAAGAGGCCAGAGCGGCCGTCATGCGCGCGCGCATCGAATCCCAGAACGCCGCAACCCGTTGGGGTTTCGCGGTCCCCGAGTACCAGCCGGAAGACCAGGGAAGCCTGCTATGAGCATTCAAGAGATTCAAGCCGAGCGCGTCGCACAACTAGCGCGATGGGACCACGCCGCGGATGACACATGGAGCATCGGCGAGTGGGCCGCGCTGGTGAGCCACTACGCAACGAGGCACGTTGTCGGCGATCTGCCGATGGTCGATCTGAGGACCATTCGGGCCGACATGGTGAAGGTTGGCGCGATCGCGCTGGCCTGCATCGAGGCAATCAACCGCAAGCTGCGAATCGCGAATGAACAAAAGGGGATTTCGATGGACAACGAATCACTCATCGCAGAGCTAACACGAGAGCGAGACGAGCTAGCCCAGCAGCGAGGCGAATTGCTCCAGCGGGTTGTGGAGCTGGAGTGGGCTAGTGCGTGGCGGCCAATCGAGACAGCGCCCAAGGATGGCACAACGGTATTGCTTGCCGCCCCCGGCCGCGTGACTGCCGGCGAGTGGCATGCAGAGCAGTGGCCAACCGCTGCCGAGTACCACAGCGGCACCGGAGAGTACCTCGGGCAGCACGAGACGGGGGAGTGCGTTGAGGCCTCCTGGTACAGCTGGGACGGTGGATTTACGAATGAGAACCCGCCCACGGGATGGATGCCGCTTCCACCCACTCCCAAGACCGAAGGACAAGCATGACACACGACACCAAAGCCGCAGAGCCTGCGCTGCCGCCGCTGCCTGAGGCGTTTGGCGGACTGCCATATCAGCGCCCGAGCGGGATGTGGGGATGCCTGGAAGGCTACACCGCCGACCAGATGCGCAAGTACGGCCGCCAGTGCGCCGCACTATCAGCATCCACCCAAGCGCCAGCGGTTAAGTGGCGCACGAGTTGGGCGGTTGTAGAGCGCCTTCGCGCAGCGGCAAAGCACCCGCCAGGGCAGCCGCCGTATAGCGTTGGCAACCATGACCGCGAGCCCAATGATCCTTGGAGAACCGTCTTGCTGTCTGACCTGCAGGAGCTGCTTTTCCATGCCGGTCTTACGGACACGGCACACGCCAAAGTGCCAGCGATGATCGCCACAGAGGGAGCGTGCCGCGACGCACTGCTGAAGATTATCGAGATGAATCGGCAGCATGCCCGCGACCAGTACGGTGATGCAGACAGGGCTGAGTCATGGTCTTGCGTGCGTGTCGCAAGGGAAGCGCTCGCTGCATTCCACAACGCGCGAGACGACCAAGCGTCGGCCGAGCGCGAGGCGTTTGAAGACTGGGCTCGGCGTGAGGGCTACAGCGTCCAGAAGGTGCCGAACGCGACGTGTATCAACGGCCATGAGGTTTACGCCGACAGGCGCACTCACGCTGCGTGGTGGGCATGGCAAGCGCGCGCAGCATCCCCAGCACGGGATGTGCTGCGGTACCGCGTGCTGCGCGACAACCCGGCGATTGCGAAGCTGGTTGTAGAGGCGGCGTTCGGTGGCGACACCGAAGACACAACCGACTGGTCCAAGTCTCTTGACGAGTGGTGCGACGCCTCGTTCAAGGTCGAAAACATCAGCGGCGCCATCGCAACCCAAGCACCAGCGGAGGTCGCAGCGTCCCCAGCAGTAGAGCGGGATGCGCCCACGACCGATCCGTCGAGCGATGACCTCCAGTATGTCCACGAGCTTCTCCGCTGGGCCTATACGAAGCTCCATTACCGCTCGTTTTCGAGCGTGGAAGACGCGCTGGAGCTTGATCGGATTCGCATGTACCTGGAACACGAATCTGCCGCCAACCAAGCACCAGGGGAGCCGACATGAGCACGCAGCACACACCTGGGCCGTGGCGACCCGTCAATCAGTCAGTCGGCGCGGGCTACGCGCCAAAACGTCCGTGGACCGTGCAGCGGGAATCTGACGGATGCTGCATATGGTTCGCGACGGACGGTCGCACTCACCGATATGCGTCAGAGGCGCGGGCGCAGAAAGTCGCGGACATGCTCAACCTCGGTGAGTCGATCAAAGAGCAGCGCGCGGCCAAAACCACCGGAGCCTCAGCATGAGCACCACCCAAGCGCAGGAGCGCGCCGACATTACTGCTGTGCATCTTTTGCGGCAGGCGCTGGCTGCGCTGGAGTATTACCGCGAGCAGTGGCGCACGACTGATCCGGTCATCGACGCAATCCGCCGCGGGCTCGAACAAGTTCAGGGCAGCGCAGGTCCGGTGGGGCTCCCCGCCGGTGAACAGACTGCGCCAGTACCTGCGCGGCCCGCCCCTGCGGCAGAGAACGAGGATGCGGCGCTGCTGGACTGGCTGGAGCGCAACCTGTTCGAGCGCAAGTGGGAGGGCACGCTCGGCAAGCGCTGCTTTTGGTACATGCGAGGGGACTACCGGCACACGATGCAGCGCTTCGAGGGCGAAACGCTGCGCAACGCCATCCGCGCCGCTCGAAAGGATGGCAAGTGAGCGCCATTCGCGAATACCTGCCGTGGCTGCTGTCGGCAATCACCATCTACATGACGCTGCTCGCCGGCAACAAGCATCCGAAGGCGTGGCTCGTCGGTCTCGTGGGCCAAGCGCTGTGGCTCGTCTGGATCATCTCGGCGCAAGCCTGGGGCCTGCTGCCCATGAACATCGCCCTGTGGATTGTCTACGGGCGCAATCACCTCAAGTGGAGGGCCTCATGAGCAACACCAAAGAGCGCGACGAGCTCGTCATCGCCTTCATCCAGGCAATCGGCAACGGCATGGCGCTATCTGTACCTGATCGGAACAGGGCTTGCCAAGCCGCCGAGTACCTGCGGGATCGCCTCGCATCTCTCCCTCCCGAGCAGGCGGCACGCGGCTCGTTCATGACTCGCGAGCAAGCCATTGAGTTCTGGCGCAAGCGGCGGCCAGGAATCGAGCCGACAGAGCAGCACATTGCAGCCACCATCGACGCCTACTCGGCGCTCTTTGGCGACATGGTTCCCGCGGACCTTGCCCCAGCCCCTACGGCACAAGTGCAGGAGTCGCTGAGCGAGGAGCGGGTTGAGGCCGCCGCGATGGAGATGGCATCGACGCACTGGCACTGGGATCGCCTCGGCGAAGTAGAACGCAACGGTTTTCGCGCCCGTGCCCGCGACGTGCTCACAGCAGCCTGGGGCGTGCAACTCACCAAGGAGGGCGGCCAATGACCAGCTACGAAAAGCAACCCAGGGCAGGGATGGTCTACATCGACACGGGCGTTGGCGTTGCCGGCCCAATCCTCTGTATCGGAGACGCAGAGTACCAAGCCCGAATCGCGGGACCGAAGCCGTTAGGGGGCAGTCGAACGCAGCATCGCTTCGAGGTCAACATCGCAGACCTTAAGCGCGCAATCGCCGACTACGAAGAGAGGGCCGGGAAACTCACCAAGGAGGGCGGCAATGGCTGACCAAACACCGCAACCGATGACAGGGACTTGGCGCCTCACCGCGCCCGATGGCCGCTACTGGGAGGGCATGACTCCTATCGCTGCGTGCCGCGCCGAACAGGCGGAGCGTGTGCCGGCCGACGTGGCGCTAGAGCGTGTGCTTGCACAGGAGCCAGCAGCGCTGCCCGAAGAGGGCACGCTCAGTGACCTAGGCGAGGCGGCCGACCTCGTGGACAAGATTGGCAAGGCCGAGACCAAGGGCGACATGCTCGGCTTCGTGCTCGGCTACCGCCGCTCGGTCCGCGCTGCGCTCCTCTCCACACCAGCACCGCAGAAGCCGACATACCACCTCTCACAGAAGGAGGATGCGGCCCTTAAGCAGGCGCTGCGGCGGTCATTCAAGGTGCTTGATGAGCCGGCGGGTAATGCTTTCGAGACCGACTGCAACTGCACAGAGGCCGAGGCCAGGCGAATGAACGCCGAGTTGCCATGGGTGCGCCGGCAGGAGCCAGCCACCAGCACAGAGCAGGCGCCAATCGCGTACTGGGTTTACGTGCCAGCCGAGCAGCGCGGCGAGTTCGTCCACGATCTTGACGAGGCCGTGGACGACCTGACGAACTGCGAGTGCGAGGTCACCAAGCTCTACGCCGCTCCACAGCCCCCAGCAGCATCACCGCCCGCCCAAAAGCATCTGGGAGATTCGGTCGGCGCAGATGGCAAACGCCCTGCCGCGGCTGGGGAGGGCCTGTGATGCCACACACACCAGCTCCGTGGGTGCTCACCGAATCCAGTTGCACAAACGGCGATCTTGTGCCGAGCGTTAAGTCGGACTCTGCCGGATGCGCCGTCGCGTGGCCGCACGGCAGGACCGATCTTGAACAGATCGCAAATGCACGCCTGATTGCCCAGGCGCCGGAGCTGCTTTCCTGCTCTCGCGAGGCCGAGCTGGCTTTGATATCGCTGTTGATGGATGCGGCAGACCCCGCGTTGACGATGGAGCAAGCCAAGGCGATGGCACTGGCACATCCGCTTGTGGTGCATCTGCGCCGCGTCATCGCCAGAGCCTCCGGTGGGGGCCAGCAGTGAGCACGAGGGTCGCATTCCGCGTGACGCTGAACAAGTCCAGCACCGAGTGGATGGTTCATTGGCCCAGCGGGCGTGTCGAGTTCATGGGTTTCTGGCGCCTGCTCAGGCTCGTGTGGACTGCACTACGCAGCGGCAAGTCGATTCAGGTAGAGGACGAGGTTCTATGAGCACACCCGAAGGCGTAGACCTGCCGGTGGTGGCGTGGCTGTACCGGGACGGGGCGCGCTCACTCACTGAGCATGGGTTCGGCTCGGTGTATCTGCAGAAGCAGGTGTTCGCAATCCTCCCTCACGAGGATGGCCGGCCGCTCGCCGACCATGCCGCCGCCCTCTCCCGTATCCGCTCCATACAGGCAGAGGTGGAGAGGATGAAGACGGAAAAGCGCGGTCTTGCGGCCGAGCGCAAAAAGCTGCGGCAACTGCTCAGCATGATGGACGACACCATCATGACGACCCGTCATGAGGTGGAGAGGCTGCGGGCCGCGCTGGTCAATGCCAGGGCGCGCATTCAGGATGACCGGCAGGAGGTTTGGGCTTGCCACGTCGATCCGTACACCGGCCGCGTCACCAACCAGGACGGCGCGGAGTGGCTCGCAGAGTACGACGACGTGCTCCGCACCATTGACGACGCGATGCGCTCCACCGTCGCGCCAGGTGGGCAGCCAAGCGAGATGAGCAAATGAACAAGTACCACATCTATTCAGCAACAGGCTACGTCTGTTCGAGCGTTTGGGCCGCGACTTCTTCGGGTCGCATAGGCGCCATATTCGTCAGCATTTGTTGGTTGGCGGGCGCCATGTGGCACGGATACCTCGCCGAACGCCACGAACGCCGCCTCTCACGCAAGGCAAGGCCAACCCCTACAGGAGATGGAGCGTGAAGGAGAGGCCCATTCTTTTCTCGGCCCCGATGGTGCGCGCGCTGCTGGCCGGCACGAAGACGCAGACGCGGCGGGTCGTGAAGCTACCGCACGAGAACCCACCGGGTCGGTGGGAGGTCCTGCCATGGGGTGGCCCAAATGGCGGCCGTACGCGCGACGGTCAGACGGTCCCCTTCCAGAACGTCATCGGCCACACACGGACAGGGGAAATCATCGGGTGCCCACACGGCGAACCGGGGGACACGCTCTGGGTGCGCGAGACCTGGGCGCCCGATCCGCCGATCGACGACACCTGGGCATCGACCCAGTGGAACGGCTGCGGCCGCACCGTCAGCGAGATCCCCGAGCGCTTCCATCACCAGCGCTTCTGCAACTACGCGGCCGACTGGCTGCACGGGCCGATCCGCTGGACACCCAGCATCCACATGCCACGCTGGGCCAGCCGCATCACGCTTGAGGTGACCGGCGTGCGGGTGGAGCGGCTGCAGGACATCAGCTACGAGGATGCGCTGGCAGAGGGCGCATGTCTTGATCCGGCATCCATGCCGAACTTCCCGGCCTGCATAGGCAGCAGTGAGACGCCAGAGCAGTTCGCCCGCCGCACCAACTACCCACAGCGCGGGTACCGGACTTTGTGGGAGCAGCTCAACGGGCAAGGCGCATGGGATGCGAATCCTTGGGTCTGGTGCATCGAGTTCAAGCGCCTGCCCCAACCCCACCACCCCCAATAGAGTAGCCCCGCACACACAAGCGACGTAATCCCCCGCTCACTCTACCCCGCCGCACCACCAGGACACCACCCCCTAACTTCTATGTTGGACTGGGTTCCACTTCCAAGGTACATCGCCACGACCGGCGAGACGGCTGAAGCCGTCACAGCCCGGCTACGCCGCGGCCATTGGCTGCGGGATGTACACGCAAGGAAACCTGAGGGGAGCAGTGACCTGTGGATCAACCTACGGGCGGTGGAGGACTGGGCGGCGGGGAAGACGCCCGCCCACCAGCACGGAAAAAGAAAGTGAACGGCATTACGCGCGTCACCCGCAAGGGTGGCAAGCAGCTCTACCGCATCGCGTTTTCATTCATGGGGGTGCAGTGCCGCGAGCCGCTGGCACTGCCCCACACCAAGGCAAACGACACCTACTGTGAGCGCCTACGCGCGGAGATCCTGGGCAAGATCACCCGGGGCGACTTCCGCTATGACGACTACTTCCCGAAGTCGCCGCGCGCCGCGGTCTTCGGCCACGGGCCAGGACGCACGCCGACGCTCAAGGATGCGCTGGAGGCCTACCGCGACCGAGTGAAGAACACCCTGGAGGCATCGACCTTTGCAGCGTACCGCAAGGCCATCGACCACCAGCTCGTGCCCTGGTGCGGCACCAAGCGCATCCCAGACCTCACGCCGGCAGACATCCGGGAATGGGTCGGCCTGCAGACGGTGTGCCTCAAGACCATCCGCAACCGGCTGCTGCCTCTGCGGAATGTGCTCAACGAGGCCGTGGCCGACGAAATCATCAAGACGAGCCCGCTGGACCGGGTCGACCTCGCCGGCCTCGTGCCGCCCGACAAGCGCGAGAGCGACTTCGAGCCGGAGCCGTACACCGAGGCGGAGATTCACGCGCTGCTGGCCAACCTGCCGCCGGCAGAGCGGTACGTGTTCCAGGCCTGGGCCTACACCGGGGTGCGCACCGGCGAGCAGGTCGGCCTGCGCTGGCCGCGCGTGGACCTGGAGGCGGGCTCCATCCGCATTGAAGAGACGACCACCGAGCGCAAGGACAAGCCGCGCCCCAAGACCAAGGCCGGGCGGCGCACTATCCCGCTGCTGCCGGCAGCGCTCGAAGCGTTCGAGCTGCAGCGCCAGTTCACCCTGCTATCGGGCGACCGCGTGTTCCAGAACGCGCGCAGCACGCGTAAGGACAAGGCGTGGGACGACAAGAAGCTGGCCGGAGTGTGGAAGCGCGCCCACAAGCACACCGGGATTGCCTACCGCAACCCATACCAATTGCGCCACACCTTCGCGAGCCAGCTCCTGAGCCAAGGCGAGAACCCGGCCTACATCGCCAAGCTGCTCGGCCACAAGACCGTGGAGATGGTCATTCGGACCTACGGCCGCTGGGTGGAGCAAGGCGAGCGGTTAGGCTTTGACAGGCCGCCGCGCAAGTATGGGATGGCAAGACTTTGGACCGCACCCGAGACTCCACTCGTGTGTGAAAAGTGAGTGAATTCGGCGCCCTATCGGTGCCATATCGCTGACACCAGCAACAGGCAAACAACATGGCAAATCAACGACTTAGGAGCAGTATCGTTGGCCTGCCCGGAGGGACTCGAACCCCCTGGCGGCCAGCCCGCAACCCGCGCCAATGCTCGCTCTGCGCGCCTCACACACCATCGTGTGTGAGGAATGAGTGAATCGCGTCACCCCCAAAAGACGCCATCGCTTCCCCTCTCGATAGGGGTTCACCCATACAGCTTTTGCCCATCCGCCAGCGGTCGTTACCGGCCATAGGGGCGGAATGGGAGAGGGACAACCACATGCGGCTATCAAAAGCCGAAGCGCTCGCGTTCGTCGAATCGCGGGCTGAAATCTTCGACGCCTGCACAAACCCGTTCGCGAAGTCGGCCTGGCTGCTCCACTTGGTCGAACAGATCGTGGAGCCGAGCTGGACCATCCTCGCGCCCGAGAGCCTGATCGGCGGCGAGAGCGTGATGCTGCTCTACGACGACGGCCGCACCGTCCGGCCGCTGACCAACTACTACGCCAGCCTCTACACCCCATGGGTCACCACCGGCGAATCCAGCCCCGCGCGGCACCTGGTGCGCGAACTCAACCGCTGCCCGTGGATCGCATTCGGACCGCTCGATGCCGAGGAACCGTCCACCGGCGAGCTCCAGACGGCGCTGGAGGACAGGCACTGGTACGTCCGGCGCTACTTCTGCCATGGGAACTGGTACCTGGCCGGCCAGCCCTTCGAGACCTACCTCAAGGGGCGCGGCTCGCAGTTGCGCAACACCATCACCCGCAAGGGCAAGGCGTTCCCCGGCGATCTTCGGATCTTCACGGAGCCGGATGAAGTGGACGCGGGCATGGATGCCTACGAGGCGGTCTACGCGAAGTCATGGAAGCAGCCGGAGCCCTACCCTAACTTCGCCCGCGGCTGGGCCAGGATCTGCGCCGAGCGCGGGTGGCTGCGGCTGGGTATTGCCTCAATGTGCGGCGTGCCCATCGCCGCCCACTTCTGGTTCGTCGTCGACGGCAAGGCGCACATCTGGAAGCTCGCCTACGACGAGGAATACGCAAAGACCTCAGCCGGCACGCTGCTCACAGCGCACCTGATGCGCCATGCGCTGGACGTCGACAAGGTCACAGAGGTGGACTACCTCACTGGCGACGACCCGTACAAAGCCGCGTGGATGACGCACCGGCGCGAGCGGATCGGGCTCATGGCTTGCAACATGCGCACGTTCACCGGCATGGCCCGCGCCGCCTACGAGGCTGCCGGCTCAATGCGGCAGCGCCTGATGAGTCGTGGTCGTCAGGCGCCTGGATCGAGCACCGCCGGGGCGGGCGCTCCCGGGCACGTGTAGACCTTCCGCTCCCATCGATCCTTCGGCAGGTCGCCGGACGCTGACTTCGCGCCGTCAGGGAGCCACTGCAGGTTCGAGACGGCATCGCAGCCGCAGGCGGCAAGTGGCACGACATGGTCCTTGGACCATCCAGGGCAAGCCCCTGTCGTTGCGCCGGTGGACGGACATGGGTGCGCGCGCTGGAACGCAGCCAGCACGTCCGCACGGCGCCGGATCGAGCCGTCCGGATTTCGCGCTGGCGGGCCGCAGTAGCGCTGCTCTACGAGCGGCTGCACGGTCACGGTGTCAGCCTGCACGGCACAACCAGCGAGCAGTATGGAGACGAGGAAGAGGCGCATTCTTCTTGTGGTTCCCTACAATTGTCGGGCGATGAGCGGCGGCGTGGAAAGCAGACACGCCCAGACGTGGGCCTCGGGGATCCCGGCAGCCAGCACGCGAAAGAGGCCAACGTTCAGCACAGCGCTTCAAGTGGCCGGCGCAACGTCGGTATGGTCCCGAAATCGTGCAATCCGAGGATCCGGAGTAGCGCCCGGACCGCTCATCCACCTACGCTAGATCGTGGTCACGAAGCCGAGCAAGCCAAAGCATCCACCGTCGTCCGATTCTGGCCGCTGGCGCATCGTGCTCGGCGACAAGGAGCTTGGCTCGTTCAAGAGCGAAACCCTCGCCCGCAAGCGCTGGTTCAGCGTTCGTGCATCGGTAAGCGGGCACGGCGCGAAGCTCATCTCGCCGGGTGGGGATGTTGAGGGGTGACAGTAGGCGAGCCGACGTTGCAGCGTCACGGAGGTGCTCATCGACGCGGAGGGGAAGCCGACCTCACGAAGAAGGCGCAGAGCACGCTGGCGAACGAGCGCAAGGCATGGCAGTCGCGGCACGACAAGGGCTAGCGGGCCTGTCGCTTGGCGTCCTGCCGCAATATCGCCTCTCCCATGCCGCGCACAAGGGCTCGCATCATCACCCACGTATCGATATCGACGCGCCGCTCCGAGCCTACGTGGCCGGGCTTGTAGACGATCCCGGGCCACGGGTCGTCGGTCGTGTAGCCCTCGTCGAAAAGCAGCCGCTCGGCCTGGGCAAGTTGGGCCATCAGCGCGGCGCGGCGTTCCTCATCCGCCGCGCGGGCGGCCACGTCTCCGACGTACGCCTTCCAGTCGTCCGATGTGAGGGTAGGATTGTCGGCAGCCATGAAGCGGTCCTTTCGCCGATTGGTCAGGGGCCCGCAGCGATTCGCACTCGTCTGCGGGCTTCGTCATTCTAGGCTCGCGGCGCGTTCCGTAGCATGCCGCCGCATGAGGGGGGCGGTATGGTGTGTAGCGGCGGGACAGGGCTGTGGGTACTCGACCTGAGCACACTGCCCGTCATCGCCAGCCCCGTGCCAGAGCCTGAAACGATGGCCATGTTCCTTCTCGGAGGCGGCATTGTCTGGGTCGGGTCAAGGCGCACAGGCCGACGTTCATTGGACGCGGCGACGTAGCAAAACAGCACCCATACCGGCCAGCATCATCGCCCAGGCAGCCGGTTCCGGAACGGGCGATATCGGGTCTCCAAGGCGCTGCGCAGCTGTGTCGGCCTGCACTGCCCGGGCGAAGGTAGCCTGTGCTGTTGCAGCGCCCGTCGTGAAGGAGAACTCGAACGTCTTCATACCCTCCGTCAGGACTTCGCTCAACGACTGGCCTCCAACGTTGAATGAGGCGGACGCCCTACCCCGATATGGGGCCGCTTCATGCGCGGAGGCTTGCATCCGAATGGTCACGCGGGTGTTTGGCGTGATGCCGACATCCCATGACTCGCCAATGCTGATCTGATCGACGACGCGCCACGGAGCGAACTCGGTATCGGCGGTGAATGGCTGCGCGAGCAGCACCTCATCCGGGTTCACTGCGTCGGATTCTGTGAAGCGCGTGTCGAATACCGACGTTGTCACGTGGCCGGTGTCCAGGTCCTGCAGGAAGCCAACCAGCTCATGCGAGCGGTACTCGGTCAACGAGAACGAGATGGCTGCCTCCACCCCGTCGTTGAGGTCCATGTCGATCACGGCGCCCTCTACCGGCCCGATCGAAGCGAAGGTCTGCGGACCGGGAACTATTGCCGCTCTAACCGGCAGTGCCAGCACGAGCGCTGCCATACCCGTGGACCAGATCCTGTGGATGCCCATGGTGAACTCCTCGTTGCGACGTTGTGGTGCAACGAGGGGCCAGCATCCGATGTGCCCTCCCTAGATCTTGGGGCGGCTACCATCTCCCTGACCTGCAACTGACGGAGAGGATCTAATGACCGAGCTTGCGAGGTATGCAAATGCGCAGGTGGCACTGCCGCACACGAATGACGGGTTGCAGCGCATACACATCGACGTCACGGCCGATGGCCTGACATTGCTTTGGTTACCAGGCTCTGACGCGCCGACCATCATCCCGGCGGGCCGCGGGGTTGATGTCGACTGCATCATTGATCGGGTGTGGCTTACGCCGCGCGGCAGCTGATGCCTGTAGCAGTGCCGCGAGTTTCCCCGCGCGGCCCAGTCTCATCATCCCGGATGACTATCGGTGGCTGCAGTCTCGATCTGGCGTCCGAGAGAATCAATGGCGCCCACGGCCTTCGCGCGAACCTGCTCCACCTCTTCGGGCGTGAGGTCGCGGCCCTCGGCTGCGGCGCGCTGGTACAGCGCCTGCAGCTCGGCAAGATGTGTCAGTCCGACGAGGATCACATCGAGTAGCTCTGCGGTCTTCATGGGGTCGTCCCTTGCTTGGTGGAGAGGTAGGCCTGTAGAGCCGTGAGCATCTGGATGCTGGCCTGCAGGCGGGTTTGTGCAGCGGCGGGGTCAGTGGCACCGACGGCGCGCGCGGCGTCGAGACCGGCGAGCGTCTCTTGCAGCCCGGACCGGACATGCCGCGCCTCGTCCGAGGTGATGCGCCCGGCGGCATGGAGCTTGGCCGCGCTGTCGGCGACGGTCTGCACCGTGACGTAGCCCGCTGCAAGGCGCTTGGCGAAGGTGTCAGCCGGCGGCACGCCGAGGCTGGCGCAGGCCGATAGCATTGCGAAAGCGAAGATGGCGAGCCATCCCCAGGCGAATCGTTTCATTGGTGGGCGTCCTTGGTTGGGTCTTCTGGGTGGGTCACAGGCCACTGCTCGTCCTGCTGGCCCTGTTGCGCGTAGAACTGCTTGATCACGCGAGCGACGATTCCGCCAACCGCCAGCGCGGCGGTGACGTAGTGGACGAATCCGGCAGGCAGCTTGGCCACGATCTCTGGCGGCAGCTCGGCCCATACGGCCTGCACGATGGCAATCACGGCCAGCACCTGCACGACGTACATGCGCGGGGCCTGCTGCCAGTTCTCAACGAGCTTCATCAGCCTTTTCTCCTTGGGTGAAATGCTTGGGGCGCGACCGTTGGATGGCGCGCTTCAACTCCTGCACGGTGCGGTCCTGAACCTGTGCGCCATCAGGCGGTTCCGGAACGGCGTCGTTCGATTGCTCGCGGATGTGCCGCTCGATCGCGGCGTAGTCCTCGGTGTTCATGCCAGGGCGTGCAGGGCCTGTTCGCTGTACTGCCGGCGCAGGTCGGCATGCAGCATCCGGCGGCCGTTCACGGCCTTCGTGATGGCATCGATCTGCCAGGTGTCGGCGAGCGTGTTGAGGCCGCGGGCGTGCCAGTACCAAGCTGCCGACAGGCACGCATCGGACGGCTCGGCCACCAGGTCGGGCTGGTCGACATAGGGGCGGCCGGTCCCTGCCCCGGCCTCGCGGTAGTTCGCCCGGCCGGTCAGCTGGATCAGCCCGCGGCCACGGTAAAGCCAGCCGTCGCAAGGGTCCGTGTTGCCGTTCACGCCGGCGTAGACCGTGTTCGCCAGAACCTTCGGGTGCCGCGCAAGCTGGGCAGCGCGCGCCAAGCTTGTGACACGCCCGGCGAAGACTTCGAGCACGCGCTCAGGGGCGCGGTAGTACAGGTCTTCCTCGGTGTCGGTGAAGGCCTTCGACTCCAGCATGCACTGCCCGAGGAAGGCAGAAACGCGGGCCGGCGTTGCGATGTCGAACAGCGCGCACGCGGCGCGCAGCGGCTCGGCGAACAGTCGTGCCTGAGTCGGCTTGACGCCTGCAGCTACCAGAGACGCGATCGTGATCATGGCGGGCTTCACTTCGGCGGCAGATGACCGCCATGCGTAACCGCGTACCACACGGCATAGCACGCGCCCCAGATCGCGATAGCACCGCCGGCAACCATGCCGACCCACCGGACGACATTGCCGACGATTCCAAGCAGACGCAGGCCTGCGCGTGCCAGCTGCAGGAGATCGCGGACCTCGGTGGTGATTGCGGTGTTCTCGCGCATCTCGCGCTGCAGTTCGGCGACCGACATCTGCAACTCAGCGATGCGTGCGGCGCCACGGTCCAACCGCTTGTCGATGTCAGCAAGGCGTTGCTCGTTATTTGCGTGCTGGTCGTTCATCCAGACCCTTCTCTCGTGGTGCGCATGAAAAAGCCCGCCGGGCATGCGCCGGGCGGGCTGGGTGTCGAAGAACGTCTGGAGTCAGCCGGCAGGCGGCTCCGGCCACTCGATAGTCTGTGGGAATCCTGCCTGCTGGGGCACGTCGCGCAGGGCCTGTCGGTAGGCACGCCAGACCTGAGACACGGCCTCGCCGCGCTCTACTGCCGCGGCTGTCACCCAGTCGCTCTGCTTCAGAAGCTCGTTCCGATTCGCCCGCTGCGCCTCGGTCAGTATTTCGAACGTTCTGTCGACGACTTTCCCATCGACAACTGCCTTGAGCCAGTAGAACCGGCCGACGTTCTCAGCGTAAGGGAGCCCACCCGGGTTGTTTTCAGGTATCTGGTCCCCGCTGCCCTCAAAGCTCTGGCCAGTGAAGCGCCCGGTGGCGGGGTCGTAGAAATGGTAGGTACTCATTTCTTGATGATGGTGAGTCTCGTCACCGGGTTGCGCCACGTTATGGTGGAGTCCAGCGCGAAGGCGAAGAGCTCGCAGCTTACGAAGACGCCGGGCGGCACGTCCATCTGCTGAACAACAGTTATCGTGGACTCTGATGTCCCGACGTTTTGCGACAGCACCTCGCTTCTATTTCCGGTGTTCAGCGACAAGATGCAGTTGAAGTGGGCAAGGCCTGTCTGGTTCTTGTACCCGTGGACCGTGTATTCCGCCTGAGCGTGAACCGTTGAGGATGTCGTGTTGCCGTACTCGATGGCCGATATGCGGTCTAGCCCACCAAGTTGGTTCACGACCGTGAACGAGCCGTCTGCGCCGTTGTGGAACACCGTGTCTGTGGCCGATTTATCCGCCAGCTGAGGTGTGGATATCCCAGTCACCGGCGACATCTGTCCGAAGGATAGGTTCTGCACAGTGGCGCCAGCCGTGTACACCACGGTCTTGTGGTGGAACCGCCGGTTCGCGCCGACGTTCTCCACTGTGCGCAGCACCGTGCCGTTCTTCAGGTACTGGACGCGCTGCCCGTCGTAGGTCACCATCAGCTGGTCGCCTGGGACGTAGGAGCCTATTGCGGTGCCGACGTTTAGCTCGTAGGCCGCGAGCTGGCCGCCTCCGCCAAAGTTGAAGCCGTAATCGAGGTCCTGGTAAGACGCAGACGCCGCAGGTCCGCCGCCTGTACTCGCATCCTTCAGGGCGATGAAGCCATCCATGATGCTCGTCGGCGAGCCGGTAGCGTATGCGCCGCCGTTCGCAACCTCCTGGCTGTACCACGCGGTATCCCATCCGCTGGTGCCCGTGCCCTTCGTCACCGCATTGCCGGCCTGCGTGCCGCCGCCGCCAACCCGGATCAACGTCAGGTCTGAGGTCGCGTTGAGCGAGCCGGTGTACGAGTAGTCCTTTAGCGTGCGCGGTGTGAACGAAGATCCGCCGATCTGGAAGTTGCCGAACTGCAGCGTGAAGCTCACGTCGCACCACGCATTGGGGTCGCCGCTCGGGCTCGGAGCGCCTTGGTAGGCCTCGTGCCCGTTGCCCTCTCCGCACCCTGGGATGCCCACCAGGATGTAAGCGCTGCGGACGTTGAACTCCGGAGAACCGAAGCAGGCCTGCGACGCGCCGCACCTGTACATGGCGGCTGGTAGACCACTATCGAAGCGGTTCGAAAACGGCTCGTCGTACGTGTAGATCACAACGAGGTGATCAGAACCCGTAGCATTCAAGTCCGCCGCCAAACTCGCTGCCGAACGGCCACCAACGGCGCCGCTTCCATATACGTCGTAATTGGCCCACCACGTCACGGCGCCGTCGCTGCGCCTTATGCGCGCCATCATGTAGCTGCGCTCCGACCCGTATAGCTGAGCCCCAGTCTCTGCGTCGTAAAGGCCCGGGGATATCGGCTCCGTGCCCTGCAGTACGGCCTGAAGTCCAGCCGCAGCGACACGGAACACCTTCGGACGGCCGGCAAGCTCGTTCCACTGCGTGAGCGCGGCGGAGTTCACGACGGCGACCGTGACAGCCTCCGTGGCGCTCTCATTCCCGCTGGTGTCGAAGTGCTTGGCGCGCACCGTGTACGTGCCTTGGGCCGGCGCGGGCCACGTCCACCCGGAAGCCCTTCCACGGAACAGGCGCGTGCCCGTCGACCAGGACGATCCGCCGACGCGCAGCTCAGTCTCGTCGTAGTCCAGCTCCACGCTGAGGTCCCACCTGAACTCGACCCCGGTCTTGGAGATGGCGTTGGTCAGGCCTGTCACGTTGGCTGGAGGCTGCGTCTTGCCGACCACCACGTGGTAGATCACGGTCTCTGGGCTCTCGCGGCCGAGGGCGTTCCTGAACCGGACCTTGATGACGAGGCGGTCGGTCTCCTTGACGCCATCGATATACGCACCGGACTCGGTGCCCGGCAGCGAAATCTGGTCGTAGCTCAACGAAGCGTTGCTGCCGCCGCCCAGTAGGGAACCTCGGCGCCACATGACTTCAACACGCCCTGCAGCCTCGGCCACGTAGGCGGACGTCGGAGAACCCCATGTCACCAGCACACGCGGCACTACAGACCCGTCCATGGTCTTGATGAGTTGCGCGGTGCCGCTGACCGCCTGGACATTGGTCGGCGCGGCGACAACCCATGGGTTGGGCAGGTCACTGTTGGGCGTCGGGTCGGCGCTGGCCGCCGGCGCGAGGTCCCATGCGTCGGCCGAGTCCTCCTGCAGCGTCAGCACAACGAAGCCGCCGACATTGAACTGCCAGTCTGTGACACGGAACGTCTTCTGGCTGAAGCCGTACTCTGCGTTGTTCAGCTTGACGCGGTCTCCGACCTGCAGCGGCCAGGCCTTGAGCTTGAACGCGCCCTTGACCACCAGACCGTTACGCGCCCGCTCCACCTTGATGCGCGCCAGGTTCTTGCAGCGGTACTTGTCGTCGGTGAACGTGTACGAGACGTCGTCCCAGAGTTCCTCGGCGTCGGCCACCACGAAGGTGGCATCCTGGTACGGCTCGAAATCCTCCGGTGTTGCCCTGTCGCGCGGGATGAACGTGCCCCTGACGCCGCTGAACAAACTCTCCGACGGCGCGCCGGCCTGTACGAGGTCCAGCTGGCCCACAAGGTCGTCGTCCGTCAGCGTGTCGGTTCCGTCCGGCAGCAGCACCGGCGGCTTCCAGACACCCGCGGCGATCTGCCACTTGGCGCCGTAGATGGCAAAGCCGGCCATGCTCTCGCACAGATCTTCCAGCACCTGCGTCTTGTCCTGGTCGGACGTGAAAGCGCCGTTGCAGGTGTACCTGGCGACAGGCTTGCTGACCGCGACCCAGTCGATTTCGAATGAGTCTGACGTGGTGGACCCGAGATCTATGCGGAACCGCGTGATCGTGCTGGTTGCCCAGTCAGAACCGCCCGCGGTGAGCGCATGCATGTCCCACTCAAGCTCCACCCACTGGCTGACTGCGATCAGGCCTGGATTGGCCAGAGTCTTCTTGAACGACTCAGACTCGCTGTGGCCGCCGGTGGTGTAGTAGACCGTGCCCTGCCAGCCTGTGCCGGCCAAGCGGCGCACCCTGGCGCGCACATACCGGTAGATCGTGCCGGACAAGCCGGGCGACAGCGCCGGGCTTCTGAACACCGGGTCGGACGACGACGAAGTTACGGTCACCGAGTCGGTGTTCACCGTCAGGGTGGCGCCTGACACAGTCCAGCTCTGCGCAGCGTTGAGGAAGTCCCAACGCTGCCCGTCGGCTGGCGTGTTCGTCGTGAACGACTGCGCGGCGTCGCAATCGTTGGCGGCCGCGTTGAGGTAGGTGGTATCGACGTCGCCGGCGCTGGATTCGAAGCCCCACTTGGCCTGCAGCCAGTCCGCCACGCACAGCGCGTTGTTCTCTGTGTGCACGGTCTGGCCGGTGCGCGGATCCAGCACCAGGCGGCCTGACAACGATGCCGTGATGTTCGGCGGCCCCCCCTGGAACCGCTGATTCTCCAGGTCGAGCGTGAGCACGATGTATGTCAACCCACGGAGCCGGTGGTTCGTCGTCCACTGCGTCGGGATGAGCCCGTTGAGATACGTGTCAACCGTCTGGTTGTCGTCGCCGAGGTGCTTGCTGACCCGGACGTACGGGACGAACGACGTGACCGAGTAGTCGACGTGGATGCTGGCGTTGACCGGGTTGGTGATCCTCGTGGTGCCATTGCCGAGGTCGGTGATCGTGGGTGTGACGGCTGCAGCGTTCCAGTCATCGCCGGTGTAGGCTTGGTTGTACGCGCCGAAGAGCTGGAACCCGGTGCCTGTGACTACCGTCGACCCGAACGGATCGATCAGGATCGCCTGGGTCACGGTCTTCGTCTCGCTGAACTCTCCGCCGGTCACCCATCCGTTGCCGTCGAGCGCGCCGATCGGCACGCCGTCCAGGTACACCTCTCCGATGGCCTGGCTCTTGTGCGTGGCGAGGTGCACGACGAGGTGCCGCAAGGCGTCTGGCTTGACGTAGGTGGTTCCGTTCTCTCTGAGGGCGGTCTTGTCGGTGGTGAACATCGCCACCACGTCGCCACCCGTGACCGCCGTCCCGTACACGATGCGCCACGGCGGGTTCGGGAACACGCCGGACAGCGACCGGTCCTGTAGCGACCCGTTGTACTCGGCGCGAGCTTTGGCCGCGAGTCTCTTGGCCTTGCGACGAGCGTCGATGGAGCCGAACACGACAGCGGCCACCTGCAGGGCGAAGACGACCGCCGCGCTGTAGCCTGCGAAGGAGGCGAAGGCCGCAGCGACCACGAAAACGGGAGCCGCCGAAACTGCGGCTGGCAGCAGCGCCAGCACCGCTGCCGCGACAGCTAGACCTAGCTTGCGCGGGCCGCTCACCGTAGTGGCTCCAACCGCCAGGCGGCGACGGCTTCAGACATCGGAACCTCTGTCAGGCCGCCGCCGACCGCGACGCACGCCGCCCTGACGCCGACGCACACGCCGGCAACGAGGTGCTCGCCGACGCGCATGACGACAGGGTCGCCCACGGCCGCCAGCGCTGGCGACTGCAGCGGGTCGCGGCGTAGCAGCGCAGTCCAGACGCCAACCATGTCGCCTCCGACACGCGCCACCAGGCGCGCCGCCTGGCGCTCGTTCTTGACCACTGGCAGGCCGGCCATGGGGTTACGGCCCTCGGACTCGTCCACCCACTCGGCCAGGTGCGTGCAGCAGTTCCAGGTCTTCCAGTCGAACGGACGGCGCAGCCGGGCGGAGAGGAACTCTCCGAGGGCTGCCGCCGAGCCACGCTTGCGGACGGTCATGTGGGCCGGCCTTTCAGGAATGAAAAAGCCGCCCGAAGGCGGCTTGGTGTGGGGCCACGAGGGGCGGCTGGGAGATGGTCTTGCGGCAGTCTTCGGTTCAGATTTCCTGGAACCGCTTGCTGAGCCACACCACAGGCTTCTCGGCGAGGTCGTGCAGGTACTCCAAGCCCATGTCCCCCGGGAACCTGGCCTGCTGCTGGGTATGCGACAAGCGCAGACCGTCGTGCCTTCGCCGCCTGGACGCGCCACCGCGTACGCACGGCATCTCGATATGGGCTTGCGGGCCCTGGTCCGGTTTCGACGGGGTCCACTTCACCCTGGCCGGCTCCATCCGGCCGGTCCACCGGTGCACAGGCGCGCCCACCGGCTGGCCTGTGGCGTCCGTAAGCTGCAGGTACAGGCGGATGGCCCGGCCGCGGTAGTCCTCAGCGCTGCCGACCAGGGCGGACAGAAGGCTCGTTGTCGCGGTGAGCGTCATGGCCAGGGTCAGCTCGTCGCCGCCAGGCTCTTCGGTCTCGCTCACATCGGACACATCCAGCACATGTCCGAGGCCTGTGTATGTGTTGCCGTTGACCACCAAGCTCAGCGGGTAAGTCGTGTACCTCGCCGTGCCCGACGCGAAGTCAAACTCCAGGAGCCAGTGCGCGCCGCGCGCGTCTGATGTGATGACCGCAGTCGCGGCCGCGTCCAGGGATAGCGTCACGCGAACACCTCCAGCAGGTCTGCGGCCATGCCACCCTGCCGGTGCGTGGGTGCCCTCGTGTACGTCCACGAGGTCGACTCGTTCACCAGCTTGCAGTAGATCAATGGGCGCTGCCACGCCACGGCCGTGCCGCCGGAGTAGGCGGCGCGCAGCGGCGGCTCCACCGTCAGCGAGATCACGCCGGAGCCGTTCGATGTCGCGTCGGCCATGACCATGACGGTCTGGCTGGTGCCGAGGCCGGTACCGATCTGCAGCATGTCGCCGCGCAGCAAGGTCTTGCTGGCCTGGCCCGAGGCCACGACGGATAGCGTGGTGGCGCCCGCCGCGTGGGCACCGTTGAGCGTCATGGTCCCGCGCATCGTGCCGGCCGGCTCGGTTCTCACCGTGTCGAACGCGGCAAGCGTGTTCACCTTGCCGCGCAGCTGCATCAGCATGGAGGACCAGAGGCCGAAATGGTCGGTGGACAGCAGCGGCCCGCTGGCCATCGAGAGCTTCCACCGGGGCGGCGCCAGGATGCGGGCCGATTGGCTACCAGTCGCATCGCTCGTTTCGGTCAGGTCGTACCTCACCTGGCCGAAAGAACACTCGGCCACCGGCAGGTTGGTAGGCATGGTGATGACGGCCACGTCAGAGCACCCCCATCCTGTGCAGCTCCCTCGCGAATCGCTGCTGCGACTCGTTCACGGCCGAGAGCACATCTTCGCGCACGGCTGCTTGGTCCGTTCGCGAGTCCACGTTCACCGTGATGGATGGGCTGTAGTTCATGGCTCCACGTCCGCCTGCCTTGGACACCGAGCCGTCCGCTCCGGCCATCAGGTACTGACGGCCGCCGACGTTCAGAAGCTCGCCTGGGCCGTTCTCGTTGACCGGGTACATGACACCGCGCTTCACCGGCCCGCCAGACGCCCGTCCAGGGCCGAACTGGAAGCCTTGGCTCGGCTGCAGTCCACCGCCGCCACTGACCGTTCCACCGCCTCCTGAGGCACCGGCGCTCGCGTTGACGAACGCCGCCAGGACGTCGCCAAGCCCTCCGCCAGACCTGAACGTGGCGGCTGCCGCGGCCAGCCGCGCGCGGATCTCAATGCGCACGAGGTCGGCGATGATGGAGTTGGCCAGGCTCTTGAAGTCCAGCTTTCCAGTCGTCACGGCCTGAACCAGGGCGTCTTCCATCCCTTGAAAGGCGCGCGTGAACACCTGTTCGACCTGCTTGGCCGTGTTTGCGCTCTCGGCCACGTAGTTAGCCAGCGCCTCATTCACGCCCACGTTGAAATCACGCTCGCGCTCCGTCCGCTTCGCGTAGAAGTCGTCCCACGACGCCAGGGCCTTGGCCTGGTACTCATCGGTCAACGCGAGCCGGCGGCTGTACTGCTCGCGCTCGCTGTCGCCGAACCGCCCCTCAAGTTCCTGTGTGCGACGCTGCCGCTCCAGCTCTTCGCGCTGGGCGTCGAAGCGGTCTGTGATCTGACCGCGCGCGGAGAGTCGTTCGCGTTCACGATTTCCAAGGCCGATGCCGTCCAGCTCGCGCTGCTGCTGCCGTTGCAGCGTGGTGATGTAGGCGTCGGCCGCCAGTCGCGCTTGCAGGTACGCAACTTCGACCTGCTTCAGTGACGCCGCTTGCTGGGCATCGACCACGACGGTCTTGGCCGCGGCGCTGGCGCGGAGGATCTCGATCTTGACCCTGTTCTCGGCAATGCGGCGTTCGTTCTCGACGCGTTCAACTGACGTAGCCTTCGCTTTCGCGAGTTCATCGTTCTCGCGCGTCAGTGCTCGGATCTGCGCCTCTTCATCCAGGCGGATGAAGGCCCGTTTCGCGTCGTAGTACGCGCGCTCCGACACGATGCCGGCGCTGCGCTGAGCTTCAAGGATCGACTCAGCGCCGGCGTACGCGCTGGTCAGCGAGTTGAGCTCGGTGCGGATGCTTGAAATGTCCGCGCCCAGTTCTGCCTTGTTCATGCCCGGTGTGAACTTCTCGCGGATGGAGGCAAGCAAGCGCTTCCGCTCTTCAGGTGACGCTCCTGCGGCGTCCGCCAAGGCATTCGCTTTGTCGAGTTCGCGCTTCAGTTGCTGCTGCTTGGTGAGGCTCTGCTCTTGCAGCTTCATGAACGCAATCTTGGCCTGCTCTGTAGCCGCGTTCTTCGCTCCGATCTCGGCCTGCCGCTGCTCCATGCGGACGACCTCTTGCAACTCGGCTTGCTGCTGCCTGAGCGCGGCGTTGCCCTTCTCGAATGCCTTACTCGTCAGAGTATTCAGTGGGCCACGCGCAAGCCGCTCCGCCAGTTGCCCGGACACACTGTCCAACTGCTCCTGGGCGGTTGGTGCGCGCCCAATTTTCAACACAGCGTCCACATACCCGGATACCGCGCTCTTGGCGGCGTTCCAAGCGCGCTCCAGTATTCCAACCTCGCCAGCGGCAACCTGCACCCGCTGGCCTAGCGCCTCCATCGTGACCTTGATGGCCTTCTGCTGCTGCCCCTGCTCTTCGAGCGTCTTGATGTAGTCGAGCTGCTGGGCCGTCAGGAAGTGATAGGTACGGTTCAGCTGCTCCGCACCCGACGCCACGCCGTTGGTGAGCCCGACAAAGCTCTTCAGTATTTCGTCCGTGCTTTGCCCGGTCGCCTTGCCGAGCAGTTGTGCTGCTATGGCGGTCGCGGTCAGCGCCTGGCCACTGAAGCGCCCCGTGGAGACCAGGTTCTGCAGCACATCGCGCGCCGATCCAACCGTCGTGCCGGTCGCGTCGGCGATGGACCCTTTCAGCCGCTCGAACTCAGAGCGCGACACGCCGGCGGCATTGCCGGTGACGAGCAGCGAGCGCGACAGCTCGTCACTCTGCGCTGCCCCTTTGAAAATCGCGGCGCCCAATGCCAGCACAGCAGTGGCCGCCCCGCCGACCAATACCCGAAACGGGGTGATGAGCGAGCCGACCGCGCGCAGTGCGCCTCCGACGCCGCCGAACGTGCCGGACAGTTGCGAACCCTGCTGGATCAGCGCTGTCAGCGGGCTGGCGCCGCTCGCGATCTGCACAAACAGGTCGTTGAGTTGGAAGCTCAACTGCTGCGTCTGATACGCCGTGAGTCCAACACCACGCGCCGCCGCCGCAGAAGAAGCACCGACCCGCTTGTATGCATCGTCGGCCAGTCGGCCAGCCGAGGCCGCAGCGCCCGCGGTAGCGGCGCTGCGGCCGTACGCCGCGGAGACAGCTTGCGTGGCGCTGGCCGATTGCTTCGATGCCGATTCGACGGCCTGTGCGGCGGTTTCCGCTCGCTTGCCCGCGGCCGCCATCTGGTCGAGGGCTTGCCCTGCGGTAACGACTTGCCGACTGTCAACGGCAAGCCCCAGTACGGTGACATCAGCTGTCATGGATCACCTTCAAGGCTTCTTCTTCCATGACCTGCAGATCACGGAACACGTCGCGCCTGGCGCGTCTTGGAATGCGTGCGTGCCGGAATCCGATCTCCAGCACGTTGTAGTCGAGCCCGATCGGACCTCCCGGTCCGATGCGCCATTGGCCCGAAAGGACCTGCATGACGTTGAACGCATCGGCGTTGTCAGGCCAAAGCGCGAACGCGCCGCCGGGCTCTTCCAGGTCTTCCGCAGTGAGGCCGATCGCCGCGAGCTCGGACTGCTTGGGCTGCTTGGGCGGCTTGCGGAATAGCGCCCGAGCCGCGGCCTTCAGTTTCCCAATCGGGCCTGCATCAACTCTTCCATGTAGGTGGTCGCGATGGTGCGGCCGGCCGCGTGGAAGCTTTGGCACAGCTTGGTCAACTCTTCGGCGTTGAACGGCTCTTCGACGTTCGTCCAGCCCTCGGCCATGCCGAGGATGGTGTCGACCTCCGAGCGGTTCTTGGCCTCGTCGCCCGTGCTCCAGCGCTCGAGCTCTTCCTTCGTGCGATGCCTGAAGACGAACTCGATGGCCAAGGTCTTGCCCTCGGGCGCTGGGATCTTGGCGGTGGCCTTGAAGGTCGGCGCCGCTGCGATGGTGATCTTCGCCATGATTACGAGGCGTAGCGCGTCGGCTCGGCAACCAACGAGAACGTCACCTGCAGGCCCATGACCTCGTTTTTGTTCGTGGTCGGGGTCTTGTTCATGGTGATGTAGGCGTTGTAGTAGATGATGGATCCGCCGGGCAGCTGCAGCCGCAGGGCACGCGGCAGCCGGTCATCGTCGGCTGCCGCCAGCACCGTGTAGTGCGCGAGCGACGGGTCATCGGCGACGGTCAGCGCGATCGAGATCGGGCTGCGCACCGTCGGGATTTGCCGCTCGGTGTTGTCTTCCAAGAACGAGTAGGTGGCGAACTGCTGATCACCACCTGACGAGCTCGCCTCCAACACCTGCGTGATCTGCGTCCACGCAGTCACCTCCTTCACGGACCCTGTGCCAGACCCGGCTGGGAAGTTCGTGGTGCTGGATGTGTTGATGTCGTCGAGGGTGACGTCGTTCGTGGACACCGACTCAGCGCGCACCACCCGACCGTTGAGCTTGGACCAGCCCGACGTGACGACCAGGATGTCGTTTGCGATCACGCCGTGCGACGCCTCCAGCGTTGCGACGCCTTGCGTTGCGTTCGTGATGGCGCTCATCGTCTTCTGCGCACCCATCGTGGAGGCGATGGACCAGATGGCGCCGTTGGGGATTTGGACGGCCATGTGTGGGCCCTTTCAGGAATGAAAAAAGCCGCCCGAAGGCGGCTTGGTTGCTGTGGCCCCGGCGGGGCGGTTTGAAAGGTCAGACGGTGTCGCAGCGGTAGGCGCCGGTCACCGGGATCACGTATCGGTCTGCCCGCTGCAGCGCGGGCGCAGGACTCATGGGCTCGGTCATGTAGACGCGCAGCGCGCCTACAGTGATGGGCGTGCTCAGCGGGTAGAGCGCGTCGAGCGACGCCACGATGGCCTCCGCGTCACCGGGGCCGACATCGATGGGCATGACGATCGACACCTGAAACAGGCCCGTGTATCGACGATGAGTGCCGTCAAGCGTTTCGCTCACCGTGCGCGCGGGCAGCACGAAGGCTTGGAGGTAGCGCCCTGTCGGTGGGGTGAATGGGACGTTCTGCCACGAGACGGGGATAGCCGGCGACTGCGCATCAGCCCAGGCACTGAGCGTGGACTCCAGCGCCTGGCGGATCAGTGCGTGGCTCATTTGACGGCGCGCTCCACGTACTGCTTGAACTCTTGGACCGTCAGGCGAACCATGCCCTGTGGCGCCTGCTTCGACCATCCGTATTCCAGGCGCCGCGCGTAAGGGAGAGCATTGACCATGTAGACGACGCTGCCGCTCTGGAAAGAGGCGGCCTTGCCAACTTCGGCGGTGATTCGGCCCTGGTTCGTGTTGAAGGTGACGGTCGTGTCAGGGCTGCTCAGGCTCACGTTCCAGTTGGCGCGGAAGCGCCCGGTGTCCACCGGACTGCGGCGCGCCACGGCGCTGAACAGGTCCAACGTCACCTTGCGCGTCACCGTGTCGATGTCGGCCTTCGCCTTCTCGGCGAGCCGGTCGATGGGGATGCTCCAGGTCGCCGTCATCACTTCCTCGCCTGCAGTTCCCAGAGCACGGCCGTCAGTGCTGGCGCCAGCGGCTTGACGTTGATGACCGTGTAGACCGTCCCCGCGGCATCCGTCAGCTTCATGTCCGGCTTCGGTGTGATCGCCAGAGCCGTGCCGTCAGGCTTCTTGGTGGACAGCAGGATGGACTTGTCGCCGGTGAGGATGCGGGTTCCGTCGATGCGCCGCTCCGGCATGTCGAAGATCGCGATAACGACCTGGTGGGCGGTCTCGACCACCGGCGCCCTTCCCGTTGCGGGGTCGTAGGTACCGGTCGCACGCTCAGTGATCTCGCCCGTGGCCCCGAACTCGGCAATGAGCTCGGCCGCCGTGGCAGCCATCTCGGCATAGAAGCTCATCGGTAGAGCCCTTGGTCGTGAAGGAAACTGTTGATCGCGGCCGCGATGCGCCCTGCCGGATAGCAGACGTTTTCCTCGTCTAGCTCATCCGCGCCGGCCCACAAGTTCTTCTGGACCCTCTTGGCATACGCGAATCCAGCGTGAACCGCTTCATGGGTGATCACCTCCATGCTGAGGTTGTCTCGTGTGAGACCAATCACGCAGAAGTAGCGCGGATCGACCACCATGACACTCGCGCCGGTCGTTACGTTGATCCGCTCGTATGACAATGCTGACACGGCCCCAGCTGTGTGGCGGCCCAACTCGTTGCGGCCCAGCGCGTCACGCCAAAAGCGGCGTAGCGCCACAGGCCCGTTGAACACGAGCAACTTCGCGCGAAGGCGCCCTGCCCCGCATAGCCGGATGTCGCACTCCCCGAGAAGGCCCTTGCCTGCCGGGTGGCCTGCGAAGCAGCGCGGCACCGGCTGCTCTGAATGGCGGACTTTCACCGCCGCACCACCACCGCCGCCGACTGCCCTGCGCCCTTGAACATGGGCCGCAACATGCCTTCGATGGCCTGGTACACCTTCGTCTCGCGCGCCCACGGCGCGTACTTCACCGTGATCGGGCCTACCGTCTTGCTTTCGACTTGCGCCCCGAGATCCTGGGTCAGGGTCCCGTCCTTGGCGCGAAAGGCCAGCTCGGCGCACGCGCGCTTCACCTCATCCGGCACGGTGTCGCTGTCGTAGTACGCGAAGTAGGCGCCAGACGGCGCGTCGCGCATGGGCACCGCATATCTGGGCCAGTCGAGCGCCTGAGTGCTCGTCTTTCGATACCCGGCCCAGCGCATGCGGTATTCCTGGAGCATGTAGTCGCTGGCCGCGCGCAAGTACTGCTCTTTGAGGTCGTCGTCCAGCTGCGCCCAAGATTCGTCGCGCCCGCGCGCCAGGTGGTAGTCGTCGGCGAAGAAGACAGAGCAGTAGCTCTCTGCCGTGGCCTTGCCAGAGCCATCTTCAACCACGAGTGCCATGTTCAACGCTCCCGGATGATGATGTAGAGGCTGCGGTCATCGGTCCGCGGCGTGGGTGTGCTGTTGGTCGTGATGCGACACGTCAGCTTGTGGGTCTTGCCCACCGTGCCACCAGAGACGAACGCCGTCACCATCCCATCGAAGTGCACGCTGGACGCGACCACGAGTGGCGTCGTCGCGCCTTCTGGGTCGGTAACGATGAACGTCGCCGTGACGATCGAATCGCCAACCTGCGCCAGCCAGTCACGCCAATCCCAGCTGTAGTCGAGCGTCGAATTCGGGTCCTTGATGGCGCTCTTGCGTCCGGTACTGGACGTCGTAATGGCGTTCCCGTCTGTGGCCATGGCTGCCCCTCGCGTCAAACGAAAAAGCCGCCCGGAGGCGGCTTGTGTCAGGTGGTGGTCTTCGTCAGGGGTTGACCCAGACGCTGCGGACCTCGGGCGGCAGGTAGATCGTTCGGTCCTCGGACGGATCGACGCTCGATCCGCGCCGCAAGACGGCCGCGAAGCCAGTGACGGTGATCGCGCTGCTTGCCGCTGCGAGCACTGCTGAGGAGCGAGACAGCCCGGCCTGGAAACCCGTCACCGTGTACGTGGTCGTGTCTGAGCGCCCGAAGCGGCCGTAGGAAAGGCGGGTACTGGTGCCAGACTGCGCGTAGGTCCCGCCGTCGGCCTGCAGCCGGCGAGGCACGAGCAGGCCAGCAACCTGACCTGCGACAGTAATGGTCCCCGCGTCGGCGCGCAGCGCACGGGTCGCCCTCAGCGCCGTCGAATAGCCAGTGGCCGCGTAGCTCTGAGTCTGCGCGGTAATGACGTAGTCCTGCTGCCCCAGCTGTACGAGGTTCGCCGCGTTCCCGGTGTAGGCATAGCTGCCCGCACCGGCGATCAATACTTTAGCCCTGCGCAGGCTGGCCGCCACCCCCGTCACCACGATGGCGCCGGCAACCGCCGTGACTCGGCGCCCGACGCGGACACCTGCCACCTGCCCCGCCGCCTCATACGCCGCCCCGGCCGCAACCAATGGAGCAGGCCCTCGGCGTAGCATCGCTGCCTGACCGGCGACGGCGTAGGCGCCGGCACCAGCCGTGAGCTTGTGGCCGAAAACGCCCGCCGCGGCGAAGCCCACTGAGTTGTAGACGCCGACATCGGCCCGGATCTCGAAATCACGGATGGCGTCCGACCCAACAACCACGTAGCTGCCCGGCGTCGCTGATAGCGCGTACCCCTTGCGCAGGATGGCCGATACACCGGTGACCGAATAGGCACCCCCGTCGGTCTGCCCAGCCTGGGTTGTTCCAAGCAACAGCCCGAAGTGCGGGAACGGCGCTGGGGAACGACTTGAGCCGCGTTGGCTCACCGTCAGCGCCGCGTCTTGGCCTGACAGCGAGTACGTCCCCTGCGCCGCAAGCAGCGGCAAGCGGCCCCACCGGAGCGCCGCGGCCTGCCCAGAGACGGAAATGGTCCCGCCGTCGGCGGCGAGCACATTGGCGGCCTGAAGGTTCAGGCCGATGTGCGGAAACGGCGCTGCGTAGGACACGCCTCAGTTCCCTTCTGCGGTCAGACGTACGACAGGGTCAAGAAGACCTCGTTGGCGCCAATAGCGCCAGTATCGTTGTCTGCTGCGCCGGTGGTGATCGCGAATGAGATGCCGGTGGAGAAGTCCGCCCCGCACTCGATGGGAATGACGAAGCCGGCGCCCGCCGTGTTGCCGGGGATGGGCAGAGTCATGACCGGCGTGTCGCTGGCCAGCGTCGGCGCGCTGGCCTTGTTGTAGAGCTTGAGGTAACGCACCGCTGCGTTAAGGTTCACCGCTGTGATCAGGTACAGCGCGCCAGCCGAGGCCTTGACGTTGGTGGTGTTCGTGCTGGCCGCGCTGGCGAACCTGTACAGCGTGCCGCAGTCAGCCGCTTGGCCGTCGCGGCCGAGCGAGCGCTTCACGCGCGGGTACTGCACGCTGCTCACGTCGTCTGACGCGAAGGTGTTGCCGCCGGAGCCGGCGTTGGTGGTGAAGTTGTCAGCCATTGCTTGTCCTAAGCGCTCTCAGACGTAAACGAGGGAGAACCACGTGGCGAGGTTTGCCGGCGCCGTGTCGTCGTTGTCGGCTGCACCAAGGGAGCACCGCATGCCAATGCCGGAAGCGAAGGAGACGCCGCCGGGAAACGGCAGGACAACGGCAGCGCCAGACGTTGCGCCTGGAACCGGGATGACGGCCACCGGGGTGTCGGATGACGTTGGCGTCGTCGCCTTGTCGTACAGCTTGAGATAGGCCACAGCTGCGTTGGAGTTGGTAGCCACCACAAGGAACAGCGTGCCAGCCGACGACTTGACCACGATAGGCACCGAGGTCGTCCCGTTGGAACCGATCCGCGCGGACAGCGTGCCGACGTCGGCCGCCGAGCCGTCGCGCCCGAAGGACCGTTTGGCCCTCGCGTGGTGCACGCCGCTGACGTCGTCGGACGCGAAGGTGGACCCGCCGGCCCCGGCGTTGGCCACGAAGTTATCTGCCATGGTGTGAGGGTCTCCTCAGGTGTCTCGTCAGCGGCCCACGCCGCTGAGCATCGCGGCCGCGTTCTGCGTCGCCGCGGGCGCTTCGAACAGCGTGCCGAACCAGTCGTTATGCAGGCTCTGGAACTCGCTCAGCGTCAGCAGCGTCGAGTCCGAGAAGAAGCAGGCGATGTGGTAGCTGCCGCGGCATGAGCCGTTACCGGACGCCCCGCCGAACAGGTTCAGCGGACCGGTGCCACCGAAGCCACCTTCGTTGAAGGTCCCGTCGGCAGCGAGCGAGCCGGACTCCAGCCCGTAATAGAACGGGTTCCCCGACGTGTTGTATTTGCAGTTGAGGCCGAAGCTGAACTTCGTCCCGGTGGACCATGCGGTGGTCGCGGCACCTTGGTCCGTGGCGCCGGTGCGCATGACCGGGTGGTTCGTGCCGTCGAACTTCACGCAGTTGTTCACATCGGTGGACAGCTGCCACAGGTACTGGTTGCTGGAATCGGTCAGCGAAGCGACCGCGACGAAGAAGCTGATCCCGTTCCCGCCGTTGCCAATGGGGATGCTTGGCTGCGTGGCGTTCCACAGCACGCCGCGCGGCGAGAACACGTCCGCGCCGTAGTCGGTCTTGAATGTGCCGCGCGTCGTTCCCTTCCACGCCGACGTGCCGGTTCTCGGCGCGGCGATCGACGCGTTGTGGGTAATGGAGTTACCGCTGACGAAGTCTTTGACGGTGGTGCCGTCCTCGTCGACCGCGACGCAGGCAATCAGCTTGGTCGCGATACCAGTGGTCTTGAGGGTGTATGCCAATCCGTACCCTTCAGGAATGGAAAAGCCGCCCGAAGGCGGCTTTGGTGTGGTGTGTTCGCGCGGCTGTTAGCCGAGCTTGTAGAAGCAGGGTCTGGTGTTCGGCCCGGCCACCAGGACGTAGCCATGTAGCGCACCATCGTTGACGTAGCCGAAGCGGCCCCAGACGCCCTCGCCGGACCACGCCTGGCTGTCAGGCGTATCGCCCCCCGTGTTGGTCAGGGCTATCCAGTTCCAGGTGCCACCCACGGTGGCCGGCGGCTGTGCGGCGCGCAGATTCCCGTTCTTGTCGCAAGCCACCACGCGGCCGTTGCGCGAGTCCCATGCCAAGCCCTGCGCAGTGCTGGCGCTGGGCGGGCTGCCGGACGTGACCATCTGGATCACGTTCACCGGGTTGTCCGAGTTCATGTCCACTACCAGCAGGCCGCTCTTGTCGCTTCCGGTCGGCGGCAGGTGGAACACGCACCAGTTTTTGCCTGGGATGTGCACGATCGAACCGCGGTCGGTGTAGGAGTACGTGCCAGGGTCAATGCCGCGCACCGTCCACGGCGCCGCGGTGTTGTTCGGGTTGTAGTAGACGGCCCTGTGCGGACCGGGCTGGAAGCACACGACGCGGTCGTTGTCCGAGTCGTAGCACGCGAGCATCCCGAAGAAGTAGATGCCTCCACCCGACATACCAAGGTCCGGCAGGTCAGGGTTTCGCGTCCACGGACCAGGGCCGGTGCTATTGGGCGCAGAGTATGTGCAGTCGAACCTATGGCTGTAGTGGCTGCCCTCCCCCGCGTCGGCGTACCTGGCACCTGTCACCGGCGAGAAGAACCAGTTCTTCGATGCGATCCAGCAGAACGCTGAATAGGTGTGCCGGCTGACTGGCGTACCGTCTGGATTCTCGTTCGTGCTCTTGAGCGGCGTGGGGTAGGCAGCCCTGGACCGGTACCACGTCTGGTCGTACAGCCGGAACCCATCCATCTCGTTGCCGCCGTAGGCTTGGTGCCCGCCGCCCCACACGAACATCGCGGCTCCGTACAGGCGCAAGCCGGTCCTGTCGTAGAACGACTTGTTGTTCAGCGCGCCGCCGGAGTAGCTGAACACCCCGACGTTCGGCTCCACCTGCGTCTGTCCGTTGGCGAGGGTCGTGCCTGGCAGGCTTGGCCCGATGCCAGACAGCCAGGATGCCCCGAGGTTCTTCCATGTGTTGGTGGTCTGCAAGCCGTACCACGCCGGCACGCGCGGCACGACCGCGTACTCCGGTGTGTCGTGCAAGTACGCGGCGTTCGTGGCCCAGTTGCTGGCCGAGGTTAGCCTGTCGTAGGCGGCCTGTGCGCCGGTAGCTCCGTGGTCCACCGCGAACGACAGTGCGCCCAGCACGTGAGCCCAGTTGCCGTCCGCGAACCCGGTCGTCAGGTAGCCGCTCGTCGGCGGGTTACCAAGAATCGGGTCGCCCTGGTTCCATGCGAGCCCGTCGCCCCACGTGGCGTTCTCCACCTGCAGCCAGGTGTTGTAGAGGCTGGAAAGCGTGTTGCTTGAGCCGATCGTCATCCGGTACTTGCCCGGCGCACGCAGCACGTTGTATTC